GCTGAATCCTAAGCGACCACCCATTGCGCCAAGGCGAGCCGGAACCCGTGGCCCCCCCACTGCGATCGATGGCACAACGCCTCGCTGAATGTCTCGTTGGCGTTGGGCAGGATCGATCGCAGCGGCAGCCCTCGAGAATCGACCATGAGCCGCTTCACGGGCAACGGCCGCCGCGAAGATGCGGGCAGCAAAATGGAAGCTGACTGTGGACGTCTCCAGCACGGCCATCACGGCCCGCTGTTGAAACCAAGCAGCGTTTGATGCCTCGTTGGTTCCACGGAGTATCTTCAGTTGGTCACTGAATGCCCGGACGTTTTCCCGCTCTTGTTTCTTCTTTTCGCGGAGTAGCTTGTCCTCTTCGCGGGATTTGTCCCGCTCTTCACGGCTAGGCTTTGCCGGGGCTTCGCGACCGGTTCCCGGTGCTGGCCTTCGTGGATCGTCCCGCTCACGCTCGAACAACGCCAAGTTTTCGCGGATGAACTCGGCACTAACGCCTTGTTTGAAAAGCTGGTTGAGTTCCCGTTGCGTAAGAGCTTGCCGTCCTGTCGCGGCGCCCCCCTCCCCCCGGGGACTGGGTGGCGGTTCTCGACTTGGGACCGGAGCATCACGCCGTGGATCGGTGGGCGGTTCTGGACGTCCGCCACCTGTTGCGCCTGCCGCTTGGGCGCCGATACCCTTATCGGCGTTCTCGAAAACGAATTTAATTTCTTCGACCACGTGCCATCCTCCGCCGTTTACGTTTCGACGAATGTGACACCCGACACGCTCGGCAAGCATTGGAACGTAACCGGCGTATTTCTCTCGACGTTGCCCAACACGGCCTCGATTTGCTGATCGACGACGATAATAGCAAGCGGGATGGTTATGATTCCTCCTGCACCACCGGGGCCCTGTGTTCTGGCTGGCGTGCCCGCTTGGCTTGTGAGCACTAAAATGCCGGCCATGGTGGAATATAATCTACCGGCTACTAATACTTCGAGGTCTACATTGTCATCTGGAAGCCCATACGTGGAACCGTACGGAAACAGAGCGGCTTCAATAGCGGCATTCCACTCTTTCAGAATCATTTGCACAAACCAGTCCTGCCCTTGGTCTACGACATCGACGACCCGGCGCCCAAATGCGTCGATGCGTACTGGCTCGCCAAGCGGCGTCATTTGAAAACGCTTGGGGCCTTCCGTTTGGCCGAGTGTCACGGGGGAACCACCGGGGGGGGGATCATAAGTCACCGAATATGCACCTGGAGCAAAATCAGCCATCGAATCAGACTCCTACTAATTGCGCTCGTGTTCTGTATCTGCGAAGCCCCTCAAATCTCACTCTTTGAAGCATCCAGGTCTGAATGGCGCCAGCATCATCTTCTCCGGCGACGTATTCTGTCTCGTCACGTCCTGATAGATAAAGCGGTTCGCTGAATTCTTGCCCTTCGTCGAGCAATTGCGAACACTGGATACGCAAGTCTTCAATGCCGTTGACTGAGGCGACGACTTTATCGGCGAGGGCGTCAATGCCACGGTTGTTTTCACTGAAGACAATGTCTTGCCTGTCATCTGGATAAACCTGGGTATTCTTGAAAACGACGATTTCGACGGCGTGCCATTCATTGATGTATTCCGATGACGGTTCGCCCTGATTCGTCATCCCTTTGATCGTCACGGCCACGTAGACGTTCGTGTGAACAGGCGGCGGATTGCCACGGGGCGGCTCGATGCCAAACTCGCCTTCGTTCAGGTCGAGCTTTTCGACCAAATAGTCAAATACGCCTTGGAGAATAACGGCTTGTGACATCGGCTCGGCTCGTGAAATCGGCTCTACGTGTGCCGATTATGTTACGCACGACCGATTAGCCTCACTAGAGCGGTCGCGATGCCGTCTGTGGTTGTGGCGGTCATCGTTGCCCACCAACGGGCGGGAATCCGGCTCGGGTCGGGCCAGAGTGGCCGCTTTGGCATCTTGCCAGTTCCGCGATGATGGGCCGAGGCATACGGCACAGACGTTCCCACAGTGACAGAGCCGCGTCCGGGACGCATTATCTGACCTTCGGGCGCCGAATAGCTGCCGGACGCTGTAGGGGGTGCTCCGGGGCTCAGCGACGCCAGCAGAATGCCTCGATCGCGGAGAATCTCTGTCTTGCGGTTGCCGAATACTTCGAGTTTGGTTTTCACACCACGTTGTTTTGCCTTGCTCCAGGCAATCGCGGCGGCTTTGCCCTTGGCCTGGCCGATCGGCATCCCTGCCGCCAGCCAGGCTAGGGCTTGGCGGTAGTCCTTCCACCAAAGTTTGAGTTGGGCGGGCGACATAAAGCCGTCTTTCCCGCCCGGGGACGACCGGCCTGCCCGCCGGGTCGACGCCGGCCCTTTCCCGTACGCCAGATACCGTTTCGAGAGCGGCGGCCATTTGATGCCAGCCTCGTCGGTCCCGCCCCGGGCTTTGACGATAAAGGCCTTGTGGACAAATCGCAAAAACTCGAATCCGAGCCGCAACTGAGCCGCTCGGGCGATGCCGTCGACGTCAGCAGCGTTGCCCGAGACGATATCCGCGTAGAGGCGGATCGCTCGCATCACTTCGGGGCGTGTGGCTGTGACTCTAATCGTCGCCATGGCGTTTGCGATCCTCGGCGAGAATCCGGGCGTCGAATCGGCGAGATACCCATCCGATCAGTACCAAGCCGATCGCGATAAACACAACCGAAAATACGATGCCCGCAAAACAACCCAGCACAAACGTGGCCACTTCATTGCTCACAAGTCGAACTCGAATTCGCGTGTCTCGAAATCCTTCACAGTCGACGGCGGCGGGTCACCAGTCGAGCGCAGGCGTGATCGGCGAACAGGCATATCTGGACGCGTCAAATCGACATTAAGCCCGCTGGTCGTGATGCCCGGGTCATCCCGCAAGGTAGCGCCCGGTAGCTCGGCATCGCCGTCCATTATCATTTTGAGCTGCTTTTCGTACTTCTCGCATGATTGGCCGAGCGACGGGGGAACGCTGTTGGCTCGCCGTCGCGACAGCAGACACGCTGCGATGGCAGCCGTGGCCTTCGTGACGTAGTCGCTTGCCGTCAAGTCTGAGGCCGTGTATCGCTGCAACAGGTGGAAATCTACCTGTTCGCTCGCCTCCTCTAATGCGTATGTCAGATTCGTCGTCTCGCCAACGCCGTTGGCATTGTCGTCAATGCGCAGCGTCACGCCAAGCTCTGAGAGCACTTTCTCGACGTCGGCTTGTACGGCGTAAGGCATTGTTACCGCTCATACTCGTATGTGAATTTGACACCGCGTCGGATTGCGTCGTAGATTGTCCGGTCTGCCTCACGTTCTTCGCGTCGCATCCGTTCTAGCTCTGCGGACAGCTTCATGATTTGACGGACTGTCATCACATGATTCATATCGCTAATCCCCATCCGGGTACACAATAGGATCGCCATACATTATCGCTAACGCAAAGCGACTTTGGTTGATGCGTTCTCGTCCCTCTAAGGCCGCACGACGTAATGCGAATATGTCGTCCGGCGGTTTGGCTAGATTCGATTCCGGGGGGGGCTTGGAACAATCATCACTGCTGTGTTCGTCGCACATATCACTCATCCTCAACGTCGATATCGGTGGCCGCTTCGGCTGCGATTGGTTGTGTCGGTTCGTTAAGCGATTGCGGGCCTGCGGTCGATACCGGGTCTTCTGTGATGGGAAGCTCGGGAGTCTGGGGCTGGTCTTCGGGTGCCGATGACTTCGCGTACACACATTCCATCACGGCAGCAGTACGACGTAAATAAACCAGCGCCGCTTCTAATCGGCGGCGGTCGGCTGGATCGGTAAGGGTTCCTTCCAGAAACTCAGCCGAAGATAATGCTATGAGTACGTTCGTCTTTAGTGTTCTCAGCATGGCTTCTTGCTCCATGAAGGCGCTACGATTTCTCTATCTTCGACGCATATCGAACAATAGCCATTGAATGGCGAGACGACCTTTTGCGTTGCCAACCGCATCATGCCTGGATGTAATTGCATGATCGATTGCCATTTTCCTATGTCAGCGATCTTGCCGTAGCATGTCTTAGTTGTTATTAGGCGTCCTTGCTTGTCCAGCCGGGACACGATATTTACTTGCGTCCACGGGATCGCGGCAAGCGTTGCGTGCGGCCCGAATGTAACTGAGGTATCAGCAACATTCGCCCTAGCCAGCAGAGCCGGACCGATCACCGGCAACGCTGCCAGCAGCCCCAAAAATCCACGTCGCGTCGTCTCACTCATCGCATCACCTTTAGGGCGGAGTCGCATGGATGACAATCACCAACCGGGGACCGTTCTGCGGGTACTGAGCCGTCAGACCCCCGCTGGTTCGCTTGAAGTATCCCCAGAACGTCCCAGCGGTGTCAATGTCAGCGGCAGCCCACGGGTAATGGGCTTTTCCATCGGTGCCGCCATTGGTGAGCGTACATGCCTGATCGTTGACTTTCACGGAGTCATCGCTCGTGTCGTACATCGAGAATGTCACGGTGTCGGCGCTTAGATCGGTGTTCGACGTGTCGCGTTCGTTTAGCTCCAACCGTATCGGCGTCAGTCGGTCTCCAACGTTGAATTCCAGCGTGGGCATTATTGGGCCACCTCGACCAGCGGCTTCGGTTCGACGTAGACCTTGAACGCCTTGGGTTCGGCATTCTCCACAAACGTCGCGGGCTCGACGTACGTATCAAGCGCCAGCTTGAATCGCGGGGCGGTCGGCGGCAGGTTTAGGATCAGTGGCAAGAGCATATCACGCGATCTCTTTCCAGAACATTTCCGCTAGCCCCGTCGGGCTGCCCGTGGATGCCGTTTGGCAGCATAGGACAATCTCATCGCTCACGCCCGCAATATCAGAGGTTAGCGTCAACTCAGACGATACCAGACGCGCAGCCGTCCTTTCCTCCGTGGATATCTGGCCGCCGCCGATCAGCACGCCCCCAGTGACGGAGCCCGTGCGAGCTATATCAATCTCAACATTCGAGAAGGCATCGGCCGCGACCCACGTCGGTGATGTGCCGGCGCCGATAGTCGGATTCACCAGAATCCTAAAGATGGACGCCACCTTGGAGAGCAATAACACTGATGCACTCAATAACTCTACATGAGCCCGGATGCCTGCTGTGCTCAGGCGCATACTCATTATCGGTGTTGAACTAGCGCCGAATCCTCTGCCTTCGCCGTTTTGCATCGTGGAACCATGGACGATGCCATCCGGGTTATAGCCGCCCTCGGATGTCAACGAACTGCATAGTTGTTCGAGCGTTGTCGCGCTGGCTGCTATGCCCGTATTCTCGATTTCGTATCGCACCGGAAGATCGGGCGTTGACATATAGACGACAGCCAACGTGTTCGCACGGTCGATGTCATGCACCTTGTAACTGACGCCATTGATCGACAAACTAAACCGGACGCGACCGACGCCCAGCCACTGGAAATCGATCAAGAATATCTGCGACTTGCTCCAGTCTACGGTGATGCCAGACGGTCCGGTTCCATCCATCGTGTCCGTGTTCCATGACGCTTGGTCAATTGAGGTGTCAACAGCCGAGCCGGACGTTTTTGAGCGAATCACGACCTTGGCAGTAACGCCATCGTGCTCAAAGAATATGCCATTGTCAGCGTCGAAATATCCGACACGTTGCCGCACGTTGGTCTTCGGCTGCATGATCGCCGTCAGCACGGCGAGCATCGACTTGCCCGGCTGATAATTGAAATACCGCTTTGTCTGCCGAATGATTTTCTCGCCGGACGTTATTCCCAATGCCATTAGCGACGATGCACGCGGAATTGAATGCGACGATGCGGATGCGCCACCCGAGTCTGCCTCATCCCATAGCAGCGGTCGATTATCAATCACCTGCTTAGAGTCAAAGACGGTTTGCGGTTCGCCTACCCGCAAACGGCCGAAGCCATCGAGATGCTGGGCGTCTGGGAAAAACACCGAGACCGGCAAAGGGTCCGCCGTGCTAACGTCGGTGGCCGCTCCGTCGGCACCAAAGGCAGGCTTGATGCGTTGGTACTGGGCGCCGCCGACGTCGTCGCTGGCGATGGTTTTCCCGCCCGTGCCGGGATTCAGAATTACGTTGTCGGCCATTACGGCACCTCTAGGGCGGCGTCGATCGCGTCAAGCCGGGTGCTGAATACTTCTTGGTTGGTGGTGACCGCCTGCACTTCAGTGCCAATGCTTTCGACGTCGGCTGTGAGGTCGAGGTCGGACTTGACCATCCAGCGGATGTCCGTCTGAATAGTGGAGAGCGTTCCGTTGAGCGTGATGCCGCCGACGATGCCGACAACGGCAATCGTGCTAATAATCCCGGTTCCTATGCGTAACAACCAAACAACTTCTGCGCTATGCTTTTCAGATACGTTTACCATTGCTGCTCCGATTAGTATTCGCGGGCGATGATGTCGGCCGTCTCGGTGCCGCCGGTCATGTCGAATTCGCTCATCACGTGGACTTCGTATTTCTGGTTCCCGAGCAAGTCGACTTTCTTAGCCGTCGTGACGTCGTTGGTGCCATCAATTTTGACGTCGTTCGTAAGGTGAGCGGTAAGCTCGATATCTATATCGCCGTCGGAATCAGGGAGGGCTTGAAACAGACCGTTAGAGTCGACGCCGAACACGTTGACAACGCATTCCTGAGACGTTGTGCCGTCTAGCAAGTACCGCATGGCGATCTCTATTGTCGTCGCGAAACCCTTAGTATCGACGGTTGTGATGTTCGAGTCGTTGTCGACTGTACCGGGAATGGTTATCCGTGTTCCGCTGTTCTGTTCGGCGGTCCCGGCCGGCTCAGCGGCGACGGAATTAACTTGATGCCACGGGCTCGATGGGGACGTCGGTATTACATACAGGCCGTGATTCCCGGCCCGTGGATGACTAATTGTGGCTGTCAGTTTTGCCATCGTTCTTACTTTCGTTGTTCAACAAAAAACGGCCCGGCGAGTCTCGCCGACTCGGCCGGGCCGACAGGTGATTACCGGCAGGTAGCTGCGACCCCTGGGACGTCTAGAATCCGGTAGCGGTTCCAAATGCCACGGCAGCCGGAACTTTCAGGATCGGCATTCCGAGGTAGTTTGATTTCAGTTCGATACGGGCCGGATCGCCTCGTAATTCGCTCCACGAATACAGGCCGGACTGAATGCTCTGGCGTCCGATCGTCTCTTCGATGATCGTCGAACTGCCCTCCCAATAATTCAGCCATGAACCATCGGGCGTCGGCAGGACAGACAACTGACTTGCCGCGACCATCCGTGTCGTCGTTTGCGATGCGCCGAGGTTTAACACCTCATTGACGACGTAGAAGCGAACACCGGGGAAAGCATCGAACTCATAGAAGCGATCGTTGCTGTTTTGCAATATGACCGATTTGAAAGGAGCGTTCGACGTGCCGGCGATGGCCTTCATCGTGTCATTTTGCAGGATGTCGTTCATAATTTCGCGTGACGTGATGACTAGCCCAACGGGCCAGCCAGTGGTCCGCTCAAAGCCGCCCATGATATTGAGCAGGTCACCATGGATGTCGGTTCCAGCCGTGGCCCACGTCGCCGAGATCGTGTCCGCCCCGGTATTGAGCGGCAACTGATCGACATTTTCAGTCGACGGAATCTGGAAGTTGATGTCAATCACGTTTCCGGACGATGCCAGTTCGTGATACAGACTGTCGCCGTCCTGAGTGAAGTACAGGTGACCACGAAGCATCGCGGCACACTGAATCTCGATGGCGTTCGCCACCCGCTGGAGCAACTCTTTCGCTTGCTCAGAGATATAATTCTCAGCGCCGACGTCGACCTGATTCTCGGCGCCGCCCAGCACGCGGAAGTCGTTCATGTAGTCGAAGTTCAACGGAATCGTTTCAGCGATGCGCGGGTAACGGCCCTGAACTTGACCGACTGGCTTGGGCTGAATGTTCGCCGACGTCTGGCTGGGCATTCGCACAATACCGGCGTCGCGGGTCGGGTTGAAGATGTCATAAGCAAAGTCGTAGCCGCCACGGACGCGACGGAAAGGCCCGCCCAAGCCGACGCCTAGAATGTCTTGGATCGTCGTGTTTTGCACCCGAAGCTGGGGGAACAATCCATTGATGACTTTGCTTTGCAGGGCGTGTGGTAATACGTTGGATGCCATCGGTACGGTTCCCCGTTAGGGTGTTGTTGATTATTTGGTTTCGGCGGTTAGGCCGGTTGTTTACTAGGCGTAGGCGATCGTGATCGCAGCCGACGCCGACAAATTGAACGCCAGCCACTTCGGCGTACCGGCGATATCAACACTTCGGACCATCACGCACGCTCCGATGTGCTGGCTCGCCGTGGTGGCCGTGATCGTCGATGCGGCGGCGTCGGCTTCGCCGACGATATTGTTCCCTTCGGCAGAAGTGATCACCATTTCTTCGGCGGCGACTCGATAGAAAATGAACTCTTGGCCGCCACCTACGTCGATCGCCGGTAGCGTCATCGTGACGGACGCGGCGTTTGACAGCAGAAACATGATCCCGCTCTCGGTATCACCGATGGTCGTGGCCGTCGACGTGTCGAGAATCGTCCGCATCCCTTGTAGCGGTCCCTGTTGCAAGTTGTTAATCAGGTCATCGCTGAACGTGAATCGACCGGCCAACTGGGAACGCAACGCATGATCGAGCCCGATAATCTGATCGCTTTTGAACTGACCACTTACGGCAATTAGGGAACCACTCTTGTCTTCGACCGTGTGCGATGGCCCAAACATATCGACGCCTTGCCACAAGATGCCGGCACAATTCTGCGTTCCGTCCGTGGCGTCACCGTCGGCAGTCCACTGTTGGTATTTACCGGTGGCCGTGATCTTGCCCATTGGCAAGCCGGCGCGGAGTTGAGTCGTGAAGTTCGTGTTCCCGGCATCGAGCGCCGAGGAAAGGATCGTCACCCGTTCCAGCTTTACGCCGTGTTCGGGCTCATCGATGCGGTTTGAGATAATGCGTTGCGTGGCGGTTTCCACGCCTCGCATCGTTGGCCCTGTGCCGGGTGTTAGTGTGCCGAATCCCATGTCTCAAATCCCCGTCTAAGCGGTGGTTGTGGTTGATTTGTTCGTGTGTTTGCTGGCCCTATACGGCAACAGCGGCGCCTTCCCATGCCGTGTGATTGACGTCTTTCATGCGATCGATAAGCGCAGCGGCTTCGTCGTCTGTGACTTCACCTTCGCCGTCACCGGTGCGGAAAGTATCGCCATCGGGATGCTCGTCTTCGGTCGCGCCGGACAATTGCAGGGCGCCCGAGCCGTCGCCAGACGTTTTCTCCAGCAGATCGACAAGCTCCGAGAGCGTGATCGAGGGCAATTCCTCGCCAGCGTCCGAGAGTTGGATTGAATCGATCTTGCCTGCCAGGGCATCAAACAGGGCAGGTGCCATGCGGCCCTGGGATTTGAGCGATCCCAGCCGGCTGCGAATTGTCGTGCTATTCGTCTTGGCGAGTTGATTTTTCATCGCCTCGAATTGTTCAATTTGTGCTTCTGACATTTGGACTCCGATCCTGTCTTCTTTGGGGGCGTGGTCGCCGGGGTTTTCATTGGTGGCGTCAGCGGCGGCTTTGTCTGCTGCCGCTTTTTCGCGGACGGCCTTGGCCGTCTTGACGGCCGTTAGAAGTTGCTCGACGAGGCTTGCGGAATCGGTGCCGTCCACGACGGTGAGCCCAAACTCTTCGGCGAGAAGTGTCAGCAATGCTTCCATTTGCTGATCGCTGTGTGTGTTGCCGGTGAGGTCCGGGTTGTCGGTCTTTTCCGTCTTTTCGCCACCATCACCATCGTCGGCAAGTTGGATATCGCCGACATCCTCGATCGTGATAGATGCCTCGTCACCCAATTCGCTGAGAGCCATCGAGTGCTCTTCGACTGGCTCGAATTCACCTTGATTGCGTAGGCGAGGCTTGCTCGTCAGCGCGATGTGGCTGATGGCCCGCTTGTACGGATTGCCGTTCCGGTCCTCGAATTTGCCGAGAATTTGCGGCGAGACATAGCGAATCGTGCCCAATTTGATTCCGGCAGTCGTGTCGCCATCGTTGATTTGAAAGAGACCCTGGAGAGCGTCGCCTTTCATGCGGACGCGACCAATCCAGCCTTTGGTGGCGTTGAGTTCGTCAACAGCGACATCACGGCGAGGCCGTGGATGGCCTATCGGGTCATTCAGCGGGACGTGCTCCTCCAGCACAGGAAGATCGGCGATGCCCGTTTTTTGCATCGCGATGAAGTTATCACGGGCAAGATCGACGTCTTTGCGCGTGATCTCAACGTCGCCGTCCGCTGTGGTAACGATCCCGGGGGTGAGGATATCATGCCAGAACTTGGCTGGTGTAGTTTTCATACGGCCAAGAAAACAGCAAAACCCATTATCCTCGCAACAGCGGTCGGGAGCCCCCACGATGGCACTTATCTACTATTACGACGCCACCGGCGTTGGTCTGTTCAACGATATCGGCTCGCTGATTAAGCTCTCAGACGTCTACGCCGTCGACCAAGGGGACGCCTCAACGGGTGTTGCTGCTGAGGTACAGGTGATCCTCGACCAATACGGCGATAATGATTTTGAGGGTGAGATTGCCGACCTGACGGACGACCGAACGACGTGGGAGGCGGAATATACAGGGCGACGATCGGACCTTGTCGCGTACTCAACGGCCCGGCTGCTGGTCTACGACAACCTGACAGAAGTCGGGTCGTCTACAGCGTCTATCAGCGAAGTGATCCCGCTGCTGATCGAGGCGATGAACGCCGACGCCGGGGTGCCGACGGTTAATGCTTCGGTGGCGACGGTGCCCACGAATGGCACGGCCGATGCCGGAAACAACGGCGATGGCGTCGTTGTCTTGTCAAAGGTTTTGGACGGTGCCACGTCCCCTGGTACGGGCTTCAATGCTCATCCCGATTACAAAGACCTACTGACCGAACTGGTCGATCCATCCGACACGCTGCGCATCCGTTGTACAGCCGACTCGTTTCAGAATTCACAAGTCGAAGGTCAAGAGTCGTTCGCGATCACCGGCAATCCGGCTAACACGCTTTGGGGTCCGCAAGTTGAAGGCACTGGCAGCGGCGGGGCGTTGGCCACAACCGTGGCGACGAGCATCTTGACCGATGGCGCCTTTGAGAATTTCACGGCCAACGATCCCGATAGCTGGGATATCGTCAACGGTACGGCTGGCGTTCACATCTTCAAAGATATCACCGCTGCGAATGTGGTGCGTGGTAGTTCATCGCTGCAATTGACCGGCGATGGGGCACAAGCAGAAATCGAAGTCAAACAAGATATCTCGGTTTCTCAGGTGACGGCTAACAAGCGATACATTTGCACGTTCTGGGTTAAGGGTGATGCCGCTATCGTTGCTGGTGACCTGAACGTTTCAGTCAACGCTGATTCCCCATTCTCGCCGAACACTAACACTGGTGACAACTTTTCGGCCTTGCATAATGTTTCGCAGGCCGACGAAAAGATAAAGATAGATGCAGCTACTCTGGCTTCGCTTGGCTGGTCGCTGGCGTTCTTTTTCGTCAACATCCGTTCGGAAATCCCGAGCAGCTACCGCATGAAAGTCAGATGGCACAACACACCGACCAGCGGCAAGAACATTTGGATTGATGACCTGACGCTCTCGCCGCTCACGTTCGTCTCAGGCGTCGGTGTCGCGATTGCGCCCGGTGGTGACCCGTTCACGATCAACGATCGCTTCACGGCCGCTGTGAGCAACACAGAGGGCATCGTGCAAAGATGGTTCCGCCGGGCGTACGGTGTCCAGTTGCCCAGCAATGCGGCTGCCGGTGAGACGATTCCTGATTCAGTGGCGACGTAGATACTTGCGGGTTCGCAGAACCAAGCGACGTTGGTGCCGTGCTGCCCTGTCGTGTAACAGTGACTCCAACTGGTCATTCCAATACATTCGAGATTTCCTTTCGTGTTTGAAATGGCCGGGCTTCAACCGGCTGTAGCTAGACCGCAGGTTGCGTCGTCATATTCAAACGTGCTTATGCCAGGGCAGTGAACGACGTAGTCGATCCCGTTGCGCTCCATATTGCCAATCAGGATATCTGTATTACCGGGCACCGCACCTGCCTTCACATCCTCTAGGCTCAGCTTCGTGCCATTCAGATACATTGTCTTGCCCTCGACTGTATCTGTGAGCGTCTCGAATTTCTCGCCGTCTTCTCGTGTTGCTGTCTGATACGAATACGCGACAAGCTGATAGGCGAATATCAACCGACGCAAGTTGTTAGATTCCATGACGTCGGCAATTTGCTGTGACACGCTCTTGTCTGGCTCACGTTCAGCCGAGAATGACTCAGAGAAAAAGCCCGGTTGGTAATGGAATTTGATTTTGTGTTCTGTTCGCATGGCAACTCCGTGTGTTCGTGTTTCACTCCAGGTTCGCGGCCGCTCGTGCCGCTTAGCCAAGCATCTTCTCCGCGATGTCTTCGATGCTGTACTTGTCGCCGATCGCAAGTTGCAATTGTTCGCGGCATTTGCGTAGTGCAATCCGTTCGGCCGACAGCGTTTCTCGCAGTGTTTCGATTACCCCTTGCAATTGCGCGATGTCTTCTTTCGTGGTTCGTGTGCGCTTGGTTGCGTCGGCCTCGGGTTCTGTGGGATCGTCTGCCGGTGGGTTTGGTTTCATCACGTTTCTCCTTTGTTGGTGTGTTCTAAAATGGGCATCCGTGCCCAGCGGCGACTCGTCCAAGCGCCGTCCGATCCGTCGGAGAGTTTCGCTCTCGATCCATCACGTGCCGGGCGTCCGTGCGCGGTTCCTGCGCCGCGTCATGCGGCGATGTTTCAAAACTCCTAACCCTGCGCGACCGCAGACAAGGGCGGTACAGTGGCCGCGACTTACGGGCTAGGAGCCCTCCGATTGTTCCGCTCTGTTGTTTGCGGCCTCGGCGCCGTGCTTGTCGAGTAGCTTGTCGGCGATGATTGCCATAGCTCCAAGTGCATCAACGTAGTCGGGTCGGGTCATGCCGCTGCCTATGTGGATATCCATAAACTCACGTGCGACGGAGTGAATCACACTAGCCACTTCGCGAATCGCGATCGTCTCGGGCGGTATCGATATAAACGTATCGCCAACGGCATCGAGCGATGCGGTCGTCTCGACAGCCGGAGCGATTTCCGCATCTTCGTTTGTCCACGTCGCTATTACGCGACCGGTACTGTCACGTTTGCCCTTGATCGAGAATAGGCTCACGTGTTCGCCTGTGACTTCTGCGGCAAGGTCGGCGAGGGCACCGGCAACAACGAGCGATGCCGTATCAGCGAGGGCGCCTGCGAGGGACGCCACCCGTTTGTAAAAGACACTGCCGCCGCGTGTTCTGGTTGTCGCCACCCATGACGGCGGATCAGTGGTTTGTGCCCAAGAGATTTCAATCTCGGCTACCGGCAATGGTTGCTCAACTGCCGAAGGGCTAAGCTTCTCGGCCATCGCCGTGTGAGCATTCTCCCAAGCGTTATCGGCTTCTGGCTTGGGTTCTTGTTCGAGCGGGGTGAACTCATTCAGGGCAGTGCTAAGTGTTTGACTACCACGCCCGACGTATTGCGCATTGCCTTTATAGTACGAGTGATACTCGATGCCGTCGCGGACGCCTTGCAGATAGACGTCACGCGTCACGCGTTTGAGTCCACTTAGCTCCAGAGAGGACATAGCGATTAAGTGATTTGTCCTCCAACTTGCGATTTGTTCGTACGCTGCCTCACAGTTTAGTTCGATTTGTTCGTACGCTGCCTCACAGTTTAGTTCGATTTGTTCGTACGCTGCCTCACAGTTTAGTTCGTTCATCGTTCGTCTCCCATTATGGTTTCGTGACATAAGATTCCCACATCTTGCGATATGCCACATGGGCGGCGTCGCATCGCGCAAATGCTCTGCCGAGGTTGATTTTCGCCACCGCAATATCATCCATCTTTCCCATGCCAGCCCTGATATTCCAGCAGACTTCCACGTAAGCGATGGCATCCGCATGGGCTAGCCGCAAATGTTCAAGGTGCTCAAACGTGGTTGGCATCGTTCGTCTCCCGTTTTTGAATGGGCATCCGTGCCCGGTGGGCGATCCGTCTAATTTGTTGCCACTGCCTGCTCGTCGTCGAGGCGTTCGCGTTCTTCGTCTGCGATTTCGTCGTTGAGGATTTCCCGCTGGGCCTTCGTGATTGCCGCCTTCAATTCATCGGGCGTGCTTCCCTCGACGTCTCGCCTGGCGAGACAGTCGCCACATTTTTTAGTCCTCGGCTGTTGGTTATCGAAGTCGCCGATCTGTCGTAGCGTGCCACCGAAGACGCCATTATCTTCGCGGCAGAGATTGACTGCCCAATCACCACACTCAAAGTTAACCGCCACCTCGGCCTCGTCGTTTGCGGCCCAGTTCTTCGCGGCGTTGGCTATCGCCTCGTTTCCTCGCATCGTGTTCTCCTTTAACATTCGGATTCCATTGCCCGCCTTAGCTTGTCGCTACGTTCGCCGTTGTCGAAACGACGCCGTAACATTTGGCACCGCTTGTATGTCCCGGCGGATTCAATCTGCGACAAGTTGCTGCCATCGCCAAGGCTGAGCGCTCGCCTTGCGGCTTGTTCTTTTATGAGCAGATCGAATATCATCGCGATCCACCGACGCTTTATTTGATTCGTCGTGCTCATCGTTGACCTTTCGTCTAGCGTTCACAGCAGTAGGCATTGTGCGCAATCTGCTTTGTCGGCCCGTGGCGATGCACGATCTGCCCGGCGTGAACCATCACATCACAGTTGGAACATTTTCGCCTTCGGGTCTGACGCGTGAGATACCAGTCGCTCTTTTCGTCGGCGATGATTGTTGTGGTGGTGGTCTTCATGGTAATCCTTTCCGGCGTCACGAAACATCGATCCTGTACTGAGCAACCAGCGTCGTAATCTGCTGATCCTCGCCAACGTTACGCTTGCGATGTCCGTAGAAGACGAGCGCGCAAACGAAACAGCCTGTTACCTCGTCTTCCGACCGCCGGGCGTTGACGTTGCATTCAAACCCAACGACGTTCGGCACATCGTCCGTGAAGGCGTCGACCAATTCTATCTCGACGTCGTCGATGTCGTACCATTCGACGTAACCGGGGACGCCGCCGCAAGCGGACGTCTCAGGCTCCGGCGGTATCACGTCACACTCAGCCCAGCACGGCACCTCAGCCCAGAGACATTCGCGGATTTCATCGGCGTATTCGATCGGTTCGCGATTCACTGCCGTCGGTTGCGTTGTCTTCAGGGTGGGGATGTAGATATCGTCCATGGCTCTCCCTTTCGTGTCGCCCCGGTTGGCCCCTACTCGGATTCTCGACCGGCGAGCCAGTCGAGCGAGACATCGAGCACCTCGGCGATGCGGGCGGCTCGGGTCAGCGTCGGCTCGCAGCCGTCGCGCTCGTAGCTCTGCCATGAGTTGTTGGGGACGCCGGATTTTTTGGCGGCGGCGTACATCGTGAGGCCCTTTGCCTTGTGGGCTTGGGCGATGCGGCGGGCGAGCGGTTTGCGGGATGTGGTCATGGGGTGTCTCCCCGGCGACTGTCTCGGTCGATCCAGTCGATGGCGGCGTGCCAGTGTGCCTCGTCGCAGTTGCCGAGTATGTCGGGGTAGATGCCGGCGAGCGACTCGCCCTCAGTGGTGCGGCGGACGATCGTGCCGATCAACACCCAGGCGGCTGGTGACAACTGCCGCGATTGTAAGTCGGCTTCGGCGCGCTCCATTGCATCCATTGCCGCCACCGCGCCATAGTCGCCGGCCAGTGCGCTCTTGACGCGGGCAATTGCCCCGTCCTCGTTTAGCTCGCGATCTATGCGGTCGTCCATCATTGGTTTTGGCTCCCGGTTTGGTGGTGTTGCTTAGCAGGCAGTGTCGTCTGCGGCGGTCCTGGCTGGTGGTCAATCCCGGCCCTCTCGCATCGCCCGGGCCAGCGGCCTATTGGCGATCTCATTGCGGTGGTGATCGGCGGCGGCGTCCCGCTCGGCGGCCGCGGCCGGATAGTCTGCCACCCATTGGGCGGCCAGGCCGTCAGCCTGCTGCCTCAGGCAGACAGCCTGCGCGTAGTCGTTGTCCTCGACGTCCTCGGCTCGCGACCGCAGCCGCTCGATCTCGTGCCACGCCGCCTCGTCGTCGCTGCGGTCGTCGCTGCGGTCGTCGCTGCGGGCCACCTCATAACTCAGCACCTCGCCGCCCCCAGCCTCGCGGGTTGCGTCTTGGATGCGGGCAAAAATCTTGTCGTTCAGGCCGACGGGGAATTTGGCCGATACGTCTACTTGCTCTAGGTCGCCGTTTGGCCGTTTGATTGTCAAGGTTGTGGTAGTCATTGTTCGTCTCCCGTTGTGCCCCTCTCTCCCCCTTGTCTGCATTCATTGTACCACATCCACGGCCAATTGCAATAGGATTTTAACTCGATTCCAGCGGCATCGGCAGATATTCCGCCGGATGGTCGGCTAATTCGGCCAAAACAATCTCCGTTCGAGGTGCATCCCCGCTGGCCGCGATCACGGGATACGCCCATTTCAGACTAACCTGATTATCGTCGTGCCAAGCCCCGGCGGTCGTCAGGGCGTCTAGGACGGCTTTCTCGACATTGTCGACGTCCGGTTTTTTTGTGTGCCAACGTGGCGGATAGGGCCGCTTACGGGCAGCCTCGGCCTTTGTGAGCGGGAACACGGCCATGATGGTGATGGCAATCGGTCCTGTGAGCGGATCGATCTGCCGGCGTGCTGCTTGGTAGGCCGTCACGATGGACGCCTTGTAGTCGTCGACGGGGTGCTTTGGCGTGTATGGCGCCGACCGGCAAAACTGGCGTACGATGCGATGTAAGTCTGTTGCACTTCTCAGCACAAGAATTGCCGCAAACATTGCTGCTACGTTGGTGATGATCGTGCGAAACTTCGCCCGGGGTTGGCCGATCGGAACGCCCAGCACGATGAAGCTCGTCATCGTTTCAGGTTTGATTAGGTCGTTTATCATTCGGTTGACTCCGTTCATCCTTTCATGTATTTCAACCATTTCCCGACAATCCATGCAATTACCAGCAGCCCAGCGGCTGCGACTATCGCTTCGGGAAGTGTGGTTGGCTCGGCCTTGGCAAACAGATAGATCATTCGGTTACCTCTGTTTTAACATCCAATTCCAGCCACTCGCACAACGTATCTTCATTGGCGGCTTCTCCGGCCGCGATGATTCCGCCACCGGCATCAATGATGCCTGCCGGTAATCCGCCCCACGTCACGTGCGCAGTAAACGGCGCGATGCCTTCTAGCGTCTCATTGGTCGGATTGAGCCGAACATACCATCCGGCATCGGGCGTGCCGATGTACAACATCCGCTGCGGAAAGGGCGAGCCGTACTTGCGTGCGCAGCACTCGGCTATCAAGGCAAACGATTCGGCCATACGCATTAGTTGGCTCACTCCGCTTTGGCGATGGCTGCTTCGGCATCTACGAATGCGTCCGGCTCGCCGTCGATGAATACACCACGTTTCTTAAACACAGTGTCGCAATCTCTGTAAACAGCCAACATGTTATTGCACGCCGCCAGCAACTCATCGTGAGCGTTGCACGCGCGGACGATGAACTCGGCGTTCAGCCTGGTTTCATCGGCGGGGCTTTGGTTCATTGGGGTGCAGTCGCATACACTGCACTCGTCGTTACCGACTATTTCATAACAACCATCGCCTGAATACCGATACTTGTAAGGTGTTGGTGTGTGCTTGCTCATCCGTCCGCATCCACATCAACTTCTGGCCTCACATTGCCCACCGGTATCTCGCCGCTACTTTTGATCGTCATCGTGCCGTGTTGATGATGCAGCAAAACGATCTCTTGATCTTCCAGGTCCACCGGATTGAACGTCAGGCGTACGGACACATCGCTTGCGCCGAAACTCAACCTTGCCGTATCGGCACTGCCCACCACTGACACGTCCTCGACACCCTTTAATTTCGTTTGCCCCTCGCCGTCTTTCCTGTTGACGCGGTCTAATCGCACGGCGATACGTCGCTTGACCAATGCCCCAAGAGCTTCTTTGTCGTTGAAGTCGTTGCGCTCAAACTTCACGCCAAGCGATACAGTTTCCACACCGTGTGACACGCCCATAAAACGCACGGGCACTTTGATTCTCAGGCTACTCGTTTTTGCTGACATCGTGTTTCTCCTTTTGGTTATCGCGTTCGGCGTCGCACAGTACGGCGCCGCTCTTGCCTTTCCATTCTGCCACTGGGGTTGTGCGAATAATCACCGCCCTCATCGGGCTCCGTGTCAAAGAACATGCCGCACGTCCGGCAGTAGTAATCCTCGCCTTGCTGGATGCCAAAGCGTTGGCACTTCGGGCAGCGTGGTTTATCGTTCACGATTCACCGCCTTCCGTTTTGGGTTCGTCGATATGGGTGCCATGGCCACTCAGCACTAGTTCAACCGCTCTGATGAATGGGGTGTCTTTTAATATCGGGCTCAATGGTTGCTTGCTGTTTAGCTCTTCAATGTTTTGCACGCAAAATGAATGGCAAACCAATTCACTGAGCGCCCTGTAATAGATGATCGTTTGCACTTCGGCTGCCCCTTGCATCGCTAGCGCATCGTTGCGTTGGTGTTCGGCTCAATTTTTAATTCCCAACAAATCATCATGTTTGGCCCTAATTAAGACGGCCCTTTTTCCCATTCGTCGGCAGCACTTTTCCAGTAAGCTATTTGGGATTCTGGAGTTTCCAGCGGATCGATGGCGTCGCCGATCGATGCGTCCCCCGCACGAACAGCCAAGTGTTCCGCGTGGCGACGCTCGGTATCAGCTTCCGCTTTGCCCTGTCGCTCGTACGATCGATCCCACAACTCACGCTGCTGTGTGTTCGCTTCGTTCTGAGATAGTGTCAGGTGGTCGATGCAATCCATCAGAGCCCGGATGCCCCATTGCTGCGCTGCCTTGATGCGCTCCAATGGGTTTTGCCCGTTTACGTGATCGTCTTTTACTTTCACAGCACACCCGTCATCGAATACGATGAGCCACCATATAAACTCACTGTCTGACTCTTGGCACACACGGCGTACTTCAGTCGTGTTAATGTGTTCGAGTTCGCCATTGTCGTGCCTTGTTACTTCAATCAATATGTTTCGTCTCCCTTTTTGTTTGGTGGTGACATCCAGCCCGGCGCAGTAGATTGCTGGGGTGTGGTCTTATTAGCTTCTAGCTCGGCGATATGTTTGGCGGCCGCTACTAATTTTTCAACGGCGTCTCGTGATGTATCCATGCTTTCGTCCAGCAACCCTTGGAGTGTTCGTATCTTGATCTGCTGTTGCCGAACGATCGTCAATGCTTCACCAAGTCTGTCAATCGCTTCGGCTGCTGTTGTCATCGCACCCGCCTCCTCAGTCGCTTAGGTCCAGATCAAGCTGCCCACTGCTGCATTCTGGGCAGTAGCCAAGATGCGTCCACCAGTGCCCCGGCTCGTCGTCGTATAAAAACACGTCATCCAGCCGCGCACCCTTCGGCCAAGGAAACAAGGAGCACGCCGGAATGTCCACCAACTTCGCCGCGCGTTCTTTCGGGACCGGGTCGGGGCCCACGTCGGTCCAGCCCTTCGGCCGCCGCTTCACGCCGTCGGCTTCTTCGGTGTCGCATGTTATACACGCCAGCCTCATCGCTTATCCTCCAGCAGTAATTGTTGCGGACGACGCCACTGGGCCGCATTCGTTGGTCGGCGGGCATCAACCCTCCGCATGATGTACTCTTCAAAATGCCGAGCCGATGCGTGTGGCAGTGACGGCGTCGATATCGTGACCATGCCCGTTAGTGGCCCCGACCGTTGTAGACGTCGCGACATTGCGAGAAACTCGTTTTCGCTGAAATCTGAGAACTCATCGTAATAAAACATCACGCGGGCACCTCTGGCTTCGACCCATCAAACGGGTTGCCGAAAATATCGAACACGTCATCGTCGAACGTCCCCGGCCGATACTGGCAGCCGACCGTCCCATTGCTAGCGATTTCATCGCCACGCTTGCACGTACACGCCGCTATACTCTTGTGCTCTTTGCCGTCACGCATTCTTACGACCATCAACCGGCCGCGATCTTTACACTTGAAGCACAGCAGCCGACGTGGCCTGCCGTTTTTTGTGAACGCCCAATCCAGGTGACCGTAGAAATCTTCCGGCCGCGTCTCCGTGCCCGGCAACATTACTTGGTCGTAAGTGGCGTCGCGTTCGCGTGCGATCCGTTTGCCACGTTCGTTCATTGCGACCGTCAGAATGAATGCGGCAGTGTCTTGCGGTGTGTGTGGGCGCAGCGTTAGGTCTTTTGACATCCGCTTTGTCGCGGCGACCACGTCGACGTATTCGGCGTCTTTGAGCGTGCTGGACCAGACGGAGAGAATGCCATTGGTGCTCGGATCACCGGCCTTGGCGTTTTCAAACGACACCAGCCACGTGTTGACATCCGGGAATGTCTGGATGTGTAGTCCAAGCCAGAGGTTGAAGTCTTCGCGGGTCATGGTTCGTCGCCCTCAACTATGGGTTGTTCTGTAATGGTGCGCGGATCACCTGTATACATGCTTGATGCGGGACGGTTGTTTCTCCCGGCGTCATACCCAGCAACATACGAAAGTAAATGCACCCACCAGATAATCACGGCAGCAATACAGCACACCCCTATGCCAGTAGCCATGCCGCCTGCCCACGTCAAATTCTCTTTCGTACTCACCGCGAATCCTCCAATCGAAGTTGATCGTCCGGCCCCAGTTCGTCCGTATCTTGCCGGCTAGGCATCGCCCGCCCGACTTCTTTTTTCCAGTCTGCCTGTGGGCGGGTCGCTCGCCAGTTTGCGGGCCGGTTGCTCATCATTTCCGGCCAAAACGCCTCGACCAGTTTCTGGAACCAATTCCCGTCCCGGATTCGTCCAAACAGCGACGGCAGCACGAACCAGCCCGTGGCGTTGATCCAGACCTTGTGCTCGGTCATGGCTTCAAAAACCTCAGCCCGGCGGTCGACGAGATATTCCCGCCTCACATCGTCCGCCCAAGCAGCCAGGAACGCTGTGACCAGTTCGGTGTTGCGGGGCTTGCGGATTGTGGGCTTCAACCCAACCGCCTGCCACTTCAACAACCACTCATCCAGAATCGCCGCTTGCTCGTCTGACAATTCTTTCTTCAAAGAAGAAAGAGAAGATGAAGAGAGAGATGAAGAGAGAGATGAAGAGAGGGTAACGCTGGCACCGTTACCTTTTCGGGTCTTTGATTTCCGTGCCCGGAGAGCCGTAAGTCCTCTGTCTTTGGCACTTTGCGATATGTGCCGCTCGAAATGGACAATCTGCCAACTGCCTTTTACCTTCTCAATCCACCCCACTTTCTCCAGGGCAGAAACAAAACCGGGTGCGCTCAGGTAACGGTCAAGTAGCGCAAAAGTAACGCCACGAGCGTTACCATTCTCAGTTTGGCGGTCGAACCAACTCCAGAGCCGAATCAGCTTTCCGACGACGTCGTCAGGGGTGATATCGAGCAGTTCAGCCATTTCATAGACTTCCGGCTTCTCGGGCAGTTCGTGGGTCACCTTGATCCATTGGGACGCCATATCCGTTCCGTGGCTTTCCAAAAAATCGCCGGCCGCCACCGTGGCCAGAAAATCGCCAAGACGTCAGGCCAGATAGGCGGCGGGCGCGGCGTGGGTTCTTTCGGCAAGTGACGTCTTGGCTGTCATGGGGCCAACTCTACCGACCCGCCGGGGGGATTGCAAGACGAATCCTGGAAAAGATGCCGGCGCAAAGCAACTCACCACAATACCGGGCACACGAAGCCTTAATGTGCTGGCAAGCAGTAGGTTACAGTCGCGCATCGGCTATGGTTCCTTCAGCCGCCTCATCCTCGTCACAGAACAAGCCGGAATTGTAATCAGCCCAGATACTTGGACATCATCCGAGCCACTGATTGCGCCCATGTTCGGCGCTAGGCTCTTGGTCTTCTTGCCATCAGAAACCAGCCAGCCCACAGAGACGCAATGCACGGCTCTAGGCTTCCTAACGTCTTCGAGAAACTCCCACGTCGGCTTAGGCTGAACGCTATCAACCCACTCGATCATCACGAGCGGGCATTGTTTGCGAGTTTTCACGGACATCCTCGTGCTCATGCAGGCGCCCACATCGGATGTCTTCCAGGCTTTTCCGAAGCATCGAGCTTGCATCTGGGTCAGACAAGATTTCCATGGTCTCAAAGGTTGACTCCAAGAAATCGGCATCCACGATCGCGAAAGCCCGCTTATTGTGCCGCGTGACCCAGATCACTCTATCCTGGCTGAGTCGCTCGTCGATTTTAGCGAGCTTTTTCTGGGCCTCAGAAATGTCCAGAGTTGCGGTATTCATGTGTTTCTCGGTCGTTAGAGTGAAAAAGACGCCAGCAGGCCGAGAGTCAACCGGGGACAAGCCGGGTTGGGAGACGAACGGCACAGATACTGGCGTCGATCCGCCATGCGGGGCGTGTTGGCATCGTATCGAAACTAGGGGGCGGCTGCAAACCGTGCGGAATCGCCCGGTCTCACTTTTCCTTCACCACCACCGCAAACACCAGCGATCCGCCCGCCTTGCTGTGCCGTTGCAAGCAAACCCGCTTATCACCACATTCATGCCAGCCGAGGTCGAGCAGACGCACAAGAGCCCGTTTGGCCCCCTCTCTGCGGTCACCAGCGGCCCCGTAGTCTTCGTCTGCCTGAATGTACGCATCGAGCGCGGATCGCTCAGCGGGCGTCTGGGGGGCTCTCACGTGGAGTCCTCGTCTTTTGGCCGCTTGAACACAATCATCGAGACGATATTCGCGCGCGGGATATTCAGAACAAACCGCCAACTCTTGTCCAGTGGGTTGTAATCCAGGCCGATTGATACGGTATCCGCGTCCTGCCGGATCAACATTCCGACGCTTTCTAGTTCAATATGCGGGACGACTTCGCTTTTGGTAATCTCGCCGCGCTGGTAAGAAGCATCACACCAGCGAACGTAGGCAATCTTGCGTTTCTTCACGCGATCCTAGCCTTTGCGGCACGCTGCCGCTCCGCGACGTTGATTTCCCGGACGAACACCGCCATTGTCCGCGTCAGGTACGATTCAGACTCAGGCGGTAAGGCGATAAGTTCCATCATTCGGAAGCCCACCGCGTCTTTGCGGGCAATTTGCATCACAAGGTCTTCTGGGGATTCAGTGATAGCAAACGAGTATTCTCGATACGGGCTGCTGTGGCTGTTCGGCTGCGATGCCCGGGCGTTGGCTTCGCCATTGGGGTTGTGGATTTTCAGCGGCGGTACTGGTTCGGGCGGCGGCTTCTTTTTCGTTTTCGAGCCCGGCGGTCGGCCTCGGCGTTTCTTGGGCATTGGTCTGTTACCTGTCCGTGGGGTCGGGTATGGTGGCTTCTATCGGAGTCCCTTGCCCAGGGATTTCGGCGTCCTGTAGTGCCGGGCGGGACGCATGATGTTTCCCGCTCGGCTTTTTCTGCGCCTCAGAATATCGAAGGCATCGACGCCGGATCGATAATCTCGGCCACCTCGAATTCGTCGGCGTACCTCATGCCGTAGATGATTGCGTAGGCCAACGCGTCGATCTGGTCACAAGTCTGGTCTTTAAGGCCACGCCAATGCAATAGCTCTCCGCGAAAGTCACTCCACCACGGGCAGGCGTTGGTGGCCTGGCTCGGGAAAAAGACGCGATTCTGTTTATACCACTGCTGTAGTGGAACTGAACGGCTTAGCTTATCACTTCGCTCTGTTAATTGCTTCACTTTCTTGGACGCTGGCTCCAACGGAATCACTACGCCGGGTGGCATTTCACGTAGCATCGTTTGATATATCGGCAGGCCGAGGCCGGTGTTCTCACAGCCAACCAGCACTGGTTGATACTCCCGGTAGACACGCTTTGCTAGCGTAATTAAGTCCGGGGCCTCGACACGCACACGCTCAACGTGCCTGAGAAACGCCATGCCGCGCTCCATGCACATATCGACGATGACGATAGCCGAGTAGCTTGGCGGCTTGCCTTTCTCTTCGCGGTCGCGGTCTCGAGCCGTGCCAGCCGGATCGATCATCATCAACCTAAAGCACTCAGATTCGGCGACGGCTGCCAGCGTTGAGCCGTCGATGTCGATAGCCCGATAGATGTGATCCCCACCGTGTTGGTAATATCGCATCGCGTCGGGTGGGAAGATGCCGGCAATCGATACAGTCCAGTCGCCTTGTTCGAGTTGGGCACGTTCGACATCGTTAAGGTTGCTGAGGCTCAGACGGTAATCTTCGATGTCGAGCCCGGGGTTATCCTCCAATCGCGATGGCACGAAGACTCGGCCACTGTCGAGCGTGTAGCTCATTTTGTATTTGCCGGCTAGCAGATCAGCCTCGGCTTCTTTTGTGATGAAACGTTTCTTGACCCATTCGTGGCCATCGCCGCCGGGATTGCTGGTGGCCCGCATTCGTATCGGTATGCCGACATCGCGGAGCTTACGTTGCCGGGAAAACAGGTACGTATATTGACCTTCGGAAAATTGCGTCAGTTCGTCGTACGCCACAAAGTGATATTGCGTGCCTTGGTAACGCCGTTTGTGCGCCTCATGCGCCATGTAGGCAAAACGAATGACGGCACCACTGGGGAAGATAAACTTCTTTTGCCCTTCATTCCAATAGATGCCAGGCTTGTGTTGCCACCACTGTTTTGCGACGTCCATAATCGCGTCTTCTTGGGCGAGGTCGGTATATGTTCGCCGGAAGATTATCGCTTTGTAATTCGGCCACGAGAGATACTGCGAGGCGGCCATTAAGATTCCCAAACTTTTGCCACCACCTGCTGCCCCGCCCAGGAATACTTCACGCCGATCAGTCAAATCGAGAAAATGCCGCTGCCGTTTACTCGGCGTTATCGGACACCAATGCTCGACGTCATCCGGCTCGGCGAAGCTAGGCGTGCCCGTTGCTGCTGTCATTAGGACCGCCGCCAGATTGTTCGCCGCTTGCTTTTCCCGTGAGGTCGTCAAGCTTGGCATCAATTCGCGTAAGCAGGCGAGCCGTTTCGTTGCTAACGTCGTAGGGGCCTGATTCGACATCGATTATATCGCCGGGGCCAGTCTTTTCTTGGTGATCTAACTCCATCTTAACCCATTGGCGGATTTCGCTTAAACCACGAATAGCCAGTCGCGTGTTTTTGTTGGGCTCCTTTCCCTCATCGGCCCTGACCGTCGCATCCTTGGTTGCGCCTGCCAACCATACTAACGAATCCGCGACGGTTTGGCTCTGACCGTCCAGCGCACGGATCGCGGTGCCCAGCAACCGCAGATCATGCCGGCTGGTCGGATCAAGGTTGCGCAGCATGTCGTCGGGGTCAGTCATCGACGGGCTCGTAAGTTTTCGCGAAGATATCGGGTTTGCATGGGTACAGTTCGCCGGCAACGCCCTGGATGATCCAGTCGTCCCAGTCGACGATCATCACGCCTTCGAGCGTCGCGATTGCCAGGAGGTCGGTGCCGTCCGATTGCGGATAATTTCTCGCCCATACCGAGCCGGGTGTCCCGCACTCTTCGTTCCATGCTATGTTTAGCCACTCTGGCCAGTCGACATTATCGCCGCGACGCTCTTTTATCATCTGGAACGCTTCGACAACGACTGGTTTCTTGCGGTATTTGTTGCTCATCGTTTTCCCTTTCAAATCGAAGCCAGAATCTTACACCGCAACGTAGCCTTGCCAGCATCCGGCTCGTCCAAATTCTCGCAGGCTTCGCCGATATCATAGCTGACAACGTCGAGCCCCAGCTTAGCATCTATCGCCGCAACTTCATCGCGAAGGCTCGGCTGGAATCCCGTCTCAGCCCAGACGACGAATCCAACGGGACTGAATCGATGCGTCCATTCGGGGTGCTCGCCACGGATGCCACCCCAATGCTCGACGGTCCACGTGGCGCCCGGGCATGTCTTCACGGCATCCCGCAGCAACCGCACAAAGCTGTTATTTAGCTGCGACTTCTGCTTTTCGCTGTCGTTTTTCTTGGTTTCGGTGGGCATGGGCTCTCTCTTTTCGCTGATCGCAGTTTTTACTATTGACGCCGGAATGTCAAAGCCGTAATCTACCGGGCATGAATCCTACGATAAGCCTACCAAAAACCGGCTTGATCCTGTAGAATGCGAAAAGGCCTCGTGTTGCCGAGGCCTTCTCTAACACATCACAACCTGGACTAGAGGTCACGATGGCTGCCACGATTCTATTCGATGGCGTCGAATACCGGAAGATACCGGAACACGACGGCTACGCGGTTAGTCGCGATGGTCAGCTTATCAGTTGCCGGGTTACCGGCCCAGGTGCCGGCCTCGGCAAGTGGCGGCGTCTATTGGGCAGCACCAACAACGATGGCTACAGGCAGGTCTCCCCTTGCGTCAGTGGCGTGCCGGCGAAAAAGACGGTCCATGCGCTAGTGTTGCTGACGTGGGTCGGACCCCGACCCGACGGAATGGAATGCCGGCACCTCAACGGCAACAGGATCGACAACCGAGTAGAGAATTTAAGATGGGGTTCGCGCGCCGAAAACTTGCAGGATAGGGAGACCCACGGAACCGTAGCGGTCGGCGAGTCCAACGGCCTAGCTAAGCTAACCGAGTCAGAAGTTCGTGTGATAAGAGACCTGATTCGCGTGAAGGTTGCTATAGCCGAGATTGCCAGACTGTATGGCGTAGGAACAACCACCGTGTGGAACATCGCACACGGCCGGACGTGGTCGCACGTTAAATGACAATAACCAACCAAAAAGGGAGACGAAACGATGGCAGCGACCAAAACGCGGCAACCCATCACATTTCCGGTGATGCGTCAACGTATTGAAGTTGCCGCGATACAACACGACGATCTAGTGCAAGTTTCCGGTGGTCGCTTCGGCAGGGGTCTGTGCGGGGAGTCAGTCGCCGATTATTTCCCGGAACTTGAAGGTAAGCGAATCGCCAGGGCGTGGTTCACGATCCATTTCAGCGACGCTAAGGATCGTGTACCGTTCGTCTTTCATTGGCGGCCGGTGCGCTGGGGTTACGCGCCATTCTCCTGCTACGTTAAGGATGAGTGGGGACACATTCCACGATGTAGCCACGCGCTTATAGAGTGGGGACACATAAAGGGCCTCCGCGACGGCGACGAAATCTTTGTGTCGTGCGAGTATATCGAACGTTAGAGCAACTGAACCAACGGAAGGGTAATCATGTGTGAAGGCATGAGTGAAAAAGACTTAGCCGACGGTTACGATGTCGCGGCTGCATTGACCAACGGGGACGACGTCTATGGCGACTGCCTGAAATACATCGCAGAAATCCGCCGGCTGCTGGCCGAGAACGCCACGCTGCGGGCGGTGTGGAATCGCATCCCCAAGACGCATCACAGGCGTTCTAATTTCACGTTCGATCCAGAGGATGTTTGTGTTGTCTGTAATGGGCCGTGGAAATTCAACGAACGCGGAATCACCCACGCCCCCGACTGCCCAATCGCGGCGGCGGAGAAACTAATGGAGGACAAGCCATGACTAAGCCAATGAGCGACGAACGTTTTGATGAGATTAACCGGCTCTGGGAAGAAATGTTTGACGGTCGACGAGGCGTAGACGCAAAGTGGCTTGGAGAATTTGTCGAAGAAGCCGTCGCTGAAATCCGCCGGTTGCGGAGAATATACGCAGCGTGCAAGAATGACCGCGACCATATGTATCACAAGTGCGACACGTATCACGAACGCATCGTTAGACTGGAAGACCAACTACGCGACGTCTATGAACCAGACGACAGCAAACAGGACGGCTTACCATGAACATCCAGAATAGTTCCGCGCTGAACAACGACGTGAAGTGTTACTCTTTCACTCTCGTTTTGTCGGGTGTTGACGAGTTGACGGACGACGTAATGAATGCCCTTTTCGAGGCAGGATGCGATGACGCAACTCCGTTTGTGAGGGCAAAAACGTTTTACCTGGGATTTGATCGGGAAGCTCATGCATTGTCGGAGGCGATTCAGACCGCTATCGACGATGCCCAGAAAACAGGCCTAGAGGTCGTTCGGGTAGTGCCTCCAGAGGGGGATGTGATTGACACATTCAATAAGTTGCTACAAGCAAAAAGGATTCTTACCCAGGAGCTATGGACTTCGCTTGATGAATCCTCCGAAATTGATCGCTCGAAAGCAAGCGTCCTAAAAGGAATTGAGAGTTTTGCCCATTCATTGCTTCAAGAACTGGAAGACGTAGACGAGGGCAGCTAAAGAAGTTGTTTCGCGAACCTACAAGTCGCCACACGGCAGATATTCAGCGGCTTAGAGGATTCGTTCGAGTCGTACTATCAGGCCGTGAAGCGATCGAACCGTTACGGCTCCACGCGACCGCTCAACGTTCATATCCCGGTGACCGACGTCGAAGAGCCGCTCGTGCAAAACGTCTTGCGGAAGGCTCACCGCGTCGAAGCAGACACGCGGGAGCAAGAGATTCTGTTTCGGGATTCAAGCGGGCAGTCTGCCGCACATTTTGTGTTGTAAGTCCAATAGCCACGTCATCAATCACCAACTAGACACTTGGTATGATGTGACAGTCCATGTGTAACGACTTAGCACGCGTGATTTGTCGTAAGTGTAATCGCGTTGGTCGGACCAAGGCGTGTTAAGTACCCTCTGTATAATTACTAATGAACACGGGGTGTCATTAGTTAACGGAGGGTTACGAAAATGAAAGTGGCAATCGAATGGAAGCGCGGACGAAGGGGGGAGAATTACACAGCCGACACGATGACGTACGAATCACGGTGTCGCAAGTTCCGCCTGGTCCGGCGGACTGGGAAGTTTGACGGTGGCCAGGTGTGGTACTACGCACTGGCCTGTCGCGGCGGTTGCTGGCGAATGATCGAGACGCACCGCAAGTACCGGACACGCCGTGCGGCCGAGCGGGCGATTGCACGGAAGGGGGTGGCTCGTGGCCCAACTCTGCGAATTGTGGGATAGGTACGCCGGAGTGCCGTGGGACGAAAGCCGCTCGATGGCCCGCAGACAGCCACGATTGAAGATCGCATCACGATCCGGTTGCCGACCACGGCTGACCGCATAGAAAAACGCCCGCCGGCCTGGAGACCGACGGGCGCAAGTGGCAGACAAGGCGCGACTTCGCGGGGGAGTAGCCGACCCCGCCCTTGCCTACCGGGGCGACGGCTGAGGGTATGGGCCGAATAATGCTCGCCAAGTATTCCGCACCGGTCGGCCGGGAAGCCCCCAATACGGAACCTGTGGCAGCGTCACGGGCTGTGGGGCCCAAACACGGCCCAACGGGCCTCGCCAGTAGGCAGCAGCGCCAGCAGCCGCCCGGGGGCTCTGGGGGGCTGCCACTCCGGGAATGGGTGCCTGGCAGTTCTGGCACGATGGCTGGGCGTAGGCCGCTGTCGAGGCCAGCAGCAACAGCGTGGTGATGCCGGCAATCAGAATGGTTGAAAATCTCATTGATTGTCTCCGTGGGTTAGGGTTCGTGGCTTGCTGATATCAAACCGCGTGGGTGCCTTCGACTTTGCGGGCTTCGCGGTCTGCCGTGCGGCGGTTTAGGCACGCCAGTGCTTCCAGTAGCTTGCCGTTTGCTTCTGCGTTGTCATCACAGGCAGATTCTGACAACTGGTAAGATTCAATCCGATCGATCGCCACCATGATGATGTCTTCGACGAAGGCACCGTTGGGCGGAAGGCGGACATCACCACGGCCCAGCGGGCCATCTTGCCAGCTAACCATAAATCCGACGCCGTGAGTCATGCCGCCTGCTGGATTGCCGTCGTCGTCTATGTCGTGGCGGGCGAAGATGGAGCCAGCCTTGCCATCTAATTCGTTTGTCTGCATCGTTTCTCCTTTAGGGTTCGTCGGTAACTTCCAAATCGGGCGTCTGTGTCTCGCCAAGCAACTCCGGCAACGAATCCCGCAACAACTCGACGGCGTACTTAGCGGCGACGTGCGACTGCCTGATCGGTACATGCCAATCATCGGCGTCCGCATCTTGCAACTGAAAGGCGCGATCCCATACGCGGCTGTATTGTTCTAAGATTGCAGCCTTGATCGCTTCGGAATGTTTCATCGTGCTACTCCACAAAATCTAGATCGTATAGGGTGTCCGTGTCTGTGTCTTCAAACTCAGCGGCTGGCGTCGCATCATCGGCAAACCACGTTGCGATTAGACCAGCAATCGGACCAGCAGCACACGCACCTAGCACCGCAGCAATCAAGGCCGTACTCGCCATCTTGCCAACACCGGCGCCGTGATAGTTGTACGTGTAGTTCTGGTTGTCGCCGGCTTGTAAGCTGTCACCCATATCGTCACCAACAGCGGCCCCGGGGTTTGATGCCGATGATGTCTGACCGCCGCTGGCCAACTGAGCAAGACGAATGCTGGCCATCTTGTCGCGGATGCCTATGGTTTTTCTGGCGCCTTGCAATTGCGATAAGCTCCGCAGGCCAACCAGCGCCAGCCCCTTGCGCCAGACCGAATCATGCGTCAGCTTCGGCTCGGGAATCTCCGGCGGTGTCGCGAATTCCGAATTCGGCATCGATCGTATCCAATAGTCCGCCGATCTTTGGGGTGGGAATTGTCTCGCCGTTGTGAAACGCCCAGTCGGCTGCTGCGGCGTCCCCAACGGCTTGCACAAGTATCGACGTCGATATTCTCGAAAGTGTTTCGAGTGCAGCGACATCATCCGTGGTAGGTTCGTCGGCCATTATCCACCGGCGCCCGGTGAAACTGGACCGCCCGGCGTGCTCTTGACGGACACTTCGCGGACGCCCATCGACTGCTGCATCGTGACTAGGTTTTTGTCACGCTCGTAGTTCAGGTCTTGGATTCGTGCGAACGACTCAGCATGTTGCAGAATCAGATCGCCAATCTTTCCGCTAGCGACCATCGACTGTTCGTGTAACATTTCGGCTTGTGTCATCTTCGTTCTCTCTCACTCAGGGGGTTGTTGCGACGGTAGTCGCATCTTAAACGTAGGACTGACCACTTGGCCATCCTCATCTACAAATGACTGTTCGCTGCGAGATACAGTGCCATCTTGGTGATGTATCTCGATCACAATGGGGGGCAGAGCGGCCGCCACGGCTCCGACAATGTCGTCTACTTCTGGCGTGATGCCATCGGAGCCGGGATCACCGGGGCGGCCAGGCTGGCCGGGTTCACCAGTGGCGCCTTTTTCCCCCGGTTCACCCTGCAACCCACGGTCCCCTTGCTCGCCTTTGATGGCGTCAATCTTGGCCGTCAGCGTTGTGATCTGCTGAATGAGCGTGTTGAATTCGACTTTAGTGACGTAGATCGATGCGGCCGTGCGAGTTGGCTTCGGTTGCGGTCTTGTTGGCTGTGCAACCCGTCGAGTTGGTTGCGTATAACATGGTTGGCCGATTTGGCAATTTTGCGTTTGATTGACGTACTTAATGGCAGCGTGTACTTCGCGAAGCGCAGCGCCGTGCGTGCCGTCGGTGCAGCGACGCCCTTCTGAATCAATCATCCCGTAATCGTCTCCCCAGCGAACGCCAACCAATTCACCAGATTGATTGAATACCCCGCCGCCGGATTGACCATTGAAGGATCGGACTTTGAACAAGGCCATCGGTCGGCCGTTGGGAAGTTCAAGCGTGGTTCCTCGGTCAGTGCGTTCTGTATATCGCGACTCTTGAAAGCGAAGTTGCAGCGAACTATGCGGGTAGCCAGCCAGTGAAACCGACTCCCCCTCGCTCACTTCCGCCGCTACACTCACCCACGGCACCGGCTGGTCAGTCTTGATAATCGCCAGGTCGTGTCCCTCTGATCGGTAGATACACCGGCCTGTTGCCGTCGTGCCTGTGGCCGGGTGGCTGACCGTCATCGGCGCACCGGGAGCATCACGCACGACGTGTGCGTTCGTGATAACGTAGTTGGGGTCGATCGCTGTGCCGCTTGCTTTGGATCGCATCCCGCCACCCTCTGCGACGTAGACGATGTACGATGCCCCATCCGGCGTCGTCATGCCCGCTGGTTGCTCACCCTGTTCGGTGGCCACTGACGCCACAGCAACCACGTCAGCGGCGGCGTCAGGCTGTAACGATGCAACCCACACATCATGCAGGCCAGCGATATCAACGCCATAATGCCGCTCTGTCGCTTCGACCCACTGCCCGTCATCGAGGCCATCTTCAAGGTAAGACACAAAATGACGGCGCCCCTCTGTCACAGTCTCAGCCTGCCCAATCAGGAACGCCGCAATTGAATATCCCTGTGCGTATAAGGGCATCACATCCGGCGGATACTCCGTCATCGCGTACATGCGACTGAGCGGAATCCCGCGACGTGTCCGCAAGAAATGGATCAACGCCGCGTCATGCTTTGTACGTTCGCTAGCGTGTTCAACCGTCGTGCAAGCCCCTTCGTCGGCCCAGCGTGGCAATGGTTCGCGGAAGTGACTGGCGAAAATTGTGTGCGTCACTTCGTGGGGAATGACGCTATCAAGAATTCGTTGGGGGCTGCCTTGGACCCGCATATTCCACCTGCCAACGCGGCCACCATCAAATACAAAACGCGTCATGCCACCTGCGCCCATGTTGCCAGCCGTCACTGAGATTGGGCAGGGTTGCGACCACTGCGCCAGTTCCGCCCCCAACCAGTCGATCGCTAATTCACGTCGGCACGTCTCGGCCGTGTCTGCGACCCTTTGCGCCCACTCTTGCGATGATGCCGAGACGATGAAGTTAGGCGTGCGAGCCGAGGCGCCCCAACACGGCGCCACCAAACACAGCAGTATGCCAACGGTCGTGATAAGGCGAGACACCAGCGACGAAGGGTGAACCAAGATGGTATCGCCCATTTCAATCGGCTGGTTGCCGAGCGGTGGAATGTGGAACGCGATCCGTGGGTTGTCGTTGCAACCATCGCCATCACGCAAGCGGCTCGTGCCTAATTCTCGGGTGCCTTCAATGTGTGGCACGTGTTTGATGACTTCATTCATCGCAGCTACCTCCTACGTCGTCGTGTTCTGGCAAAAACACCTGTTTTCTCTCCGCCTCGCTGACATCGTCCACTATGGCTCGTGAAAGTTCTTCGAGGCTCATTGCCAGCAATTCTTTCATAATCGTAGGTGTCTTACTCATCGAAGTAGACTCCCAACAAGTACAGCACCACAGCTAAGATGTTAAACGACAAACTGGCGGTGATGATTGAAATCACTAGGTTAGTGTATTGGTTTCGACTCAGCACAGCAGTCTCCCTTCGGCGTTTCTTCGTGAGCGGCTGAGCAATTGCATGGCGTGATGCGTTCTCTTGTGCGACGCTCAGCATCTCTTTCTAAATGTTCGCCTAGCAATGTGCCGACAAACAACATAGCCAAGCAAGCGCCGATAATGAGCATGTGGTCGATTATATCTTGATTCAATTTCATCCCGGCTGAATCCTCATCGCCCCAGGTATGAACAGCCCGCCACGGTAATGATCGCACGGTTCTGTCGAGTGGCTTGCCAGACCGTCGGTCGGGTCAATGCCTTGTTGGTTCCACGCACGATCAACCGCATCGGTGCAATACGGCGGATACTTCGATATGGCATTGTCGTCTGTGATCGTCGGGAACAACAATCGTAACCCACGCATCCTAGACAGCCCAACGCGGATCACATTCCAGCGACCGTAATCGAGGCCCGTCATATCCCACATTGCATCGGCAGCACGTACGCCATCGGCTTCGGGCCAGTGCTCCCGATCGACCGGGAACCAAGAGATATGACCGGGATAAATGCTGAGTTGTAACGCGAAGTCGACAGCCCGGACGCCACGATATTCGCGCGATTCGAGCAAGATGATGCGGTCTTCGTGAATGTCCGCCATGCCCTCGTGCGAGTACGGGCAGCGGCCATCACGCTGTATTCGGGCGGACATAGCCCCCTCACCCTCAAACAAAAAGGCGTCGCCCGGTCGGATGTACGGGGCAATTTCACTGAGTCGCGGTTCCTGGAGCGGCAACCCAGGCGGCAGCGCGATGGCCTGTTGGTTACTCATGGGCGCGTTATATCACTGACTTCAATCAGCGACAACGCAATTTGTGGACCGCTTGGCTTCGATTGCCCGTCGTGTGCGACAGATTACGCACGGGCGGAAATGAACTAAATTGCCGCAACCAGAACAGCGAAACGCCTTTTTGCGATACTCTGGCTCCACATCGATTATCGCTGGTAGCTCGGCGTCGACTATTTCCCCGCGCAGAATGCGACCGACGACCGTACGGCTTAGGTCGGTTGCTTCGGCAATCTGTCGGTGACTAAGGCCGAGCTTGCGTGCCTCATGGACACGGCGGATACGTTCGTCTGGCATGGTCGATCCTTCAGTCAGCCGCCCACAAGAGAAACGCTTCATCCATCACATCGGCGAGCGTGCTTGATTCAGCAGTCGTCGGTGGCATCATCATATCGAGGTCACCAGTGTTGATGACCCTGAATCGCGGCTCCGGCAGAGTGCCACCTTTTGAAACTACGTCGATAGAAAACTGCAACGGCCCCGACCGCTGGAGCCGTCGCAGTATCACCTCGCATTCATCAATCGCTGCGCGGTCTTGTTCGTTCATTAGGGGGTCGCGGGTGGCACCGGATCGGCTTGCGGTTTTCTATCAGGCTCATCTGAGGGTGGCGCTGTCCGGCGAGCGACATCCGCTTCAAGTGCCTCAGTCTTTGCCGCTTGGCCCTTTTGGTAGGGCATCCACTCGCACCAACGTGATTCGTCGGGCCTATCATCTTCGGGCTGCAATAACAGGATGTCCGTCAGGGCATGTGCTTCACCTTCACTGTCGAATACTCGCAAGTTGACGCGGCGTGAGTTGTATACATGCGTAACGATTGCTGCGAGCGGACCGGTGCTCGGCTCTGGATGATCTCCTTTGCTTGGCCAATACCAAACAATACGCCCTACGGTTGGTCCAATCATGGGTTCTCCTTGGTCTCGTGACAAATAATAGATACCCCGTTCGTTCATGCGGTGGCCGAATCACTTGTAGTCAGCATAACCGCGTCGATGCTCGGGTATACATGCCCGTTCCCACAGGTGTCGTTACCGTTTATCCGCCGCTCTCGCACTGCGTACGGAGCGTAACAATGAGGGCAAAACACCCTGTACTTGGCAGTTGCAGCTTCGTCTACTTCGACAGGCTCAGACTTGGCATCAATCAACTTCTGAATGTCGCCGCGATTGATAGGTACATCCGGTGGAGCGTCGATACCAATCCGCACCTTATCGCCGCGAATCGAGAAGACCATGATCGTGATGCCGCCCTTAGCGAAGCCGCCATTGATTTCAATCGTTTCACTTTTCTTGCGTGAGAGAATCAGCATGGGTGAATCCTTTCGGTTTGAGTAAATCCGTTTGACTATGCCATTCTATTCCAAATCAGGTGGCAACAATTCGCCCGTCGCTTGGCAACGTTCGGGCGCACGAGCATTCTCGGGCGATTGCGTTGCCGGGACAGTGAGTGCATCGGCCACGGCATCCGTCTGGCTCTGGCCTTCGATTTCACGTGTGGCGACGTCGACGTCAAAAGGATCGTCGGCACCTTCGATCGTCAGTAGTGGCAACTCGGGAGCGATGCCGGCCTCTGTCGCACTCTCAAAGCCAAGCACGTTCGTCATTTCGGGCGACTGCGGTAAGAAGTCGGCGAGGATGCGGATTGCCTTTGCTTGCCACATCTCCGGCTCCCACTTTACCCAAGGTGATGACGGCTTATCCGATCCACGAGACATCGCTTTACGTTTCATTATTTCGCGTTTGGGCACGACAACGAACACCTCGCCGCCGGTTCTCAAAATAGCCTTTGCCCAGACGCACACCAATGCGCCGGGGTCATCTTCTAGTGTCGCCTTGTGCGCGATGTACTCATTCGATCCCGTGCCTTTCGAGTAGTTGAACTCGTCGTGTTCGTAGACAACTTCGGCCTCAATCTTGGCGACAAGGCCGGAGCGATACGCCAAAGCGATCATGCCCTGATACTGGATGATGAGCGTACAGGTGTTGCCGAATGGCACCAAGGCGAAGTCGCGGCCATTGGGCTCCAGCTTCATCGAAGCCGCTTGCATCACTGCCAAGCCGATCGATCGTGGTGTGCAACTGGCCAACTCTGGTGATCGCTCAATGGCGTTCATCACGAACGCACGCCACAAAGCGGGCTCGGCGCCAACCGCCGCCAACCGATCTTGGATGGTTGGTGATTTGAAGATGACCCCCATCGTCTCCCGAAACTGCCCGACGTTTGCAATCTGTCGATCGCGTGGCATTGTCCTGTCTCCTTTGGCTACTTGAAGATGCCCCTAATCGCGGTTGTATTTTAGCGTGTCTGCTGGGCAGCGGTCTAGGCTAATCACTACGCATATCCGGCTTAAACCACGCGTCATAAAGCGCCTTCCGCTTGGCGATAGACTCAGGCGACCAATCCCCAAAGACGGGCTCGTACGTCCATTCTTCGCGTTTGGCTTTTCTCGATCGCATTGCCCAGCCTATACACCAGCCGAGTGCTACCGACGTAAGCGCGACTACGCTGGTCACGCATATTTGAGTCGCTGTCATGTCACCCATTCCACGGCGTCGATGACGTCCGGTTTTAGATTGTGCCTACCTGCGACGGCGACAAAGCCTACTTTTGATACAATCATGGGCCATGTCGCACTTTCGAGGACATCATTCAGGCCTTCGCTACCGCCGTTCGCCCGATACCGCACCACCGCATCAAACACGGCCTGCAAGCTGGGCTTTTGCGTGACGGGCTTAGTATTTGCCCGACGAGACGCTTCGCGGACTTCCGCGAATGCGTTGCCGATCTCGTCCTCAACTTCCGCCATACCTTCGACAAACTCTTCGCCGATTGCCGCCAGTTGTTGGCCGCATCGTTTGCGCTCGGCATCTGGCCCATCAAAGAATTCCACGGCCTCGATCAGTTCGACCTGCATCTTGCAATCTTCTTTCAGCCGCTCGACTTCCGCTTCCAGTTCGGCGACGCGGTGTTCGTATTTCGCGAACTCACGTTGGTCTGATTCCAGTTCGGCAATGCGTTTCTGCAATCGCTCCGCCGCGTTCCGCCACTCGTTTGCGTGGTTGTGCATCTTCGCTTGGTCGTCACTCATCGTCATTCTCGCTTTCGTCTGGCATCACTGCTTCATACGCCACACGATACGCCCCGCCGTAGTCCGGGATATTGTGTCCCCCGTGCGTCTCCAGGCGATGCACAATCATGCGCAGTGCTGTTTCTAATTCGTCGACTCGGGCACAAACTTCTTGACACAGCGGCGTCGGACACTGGATGAAACCGGTGCGTCTCTCCGCAGCGTGGGCAACATGAGCGGCGAAGTTTTTTGTCCATGCTGCCGGTCGCCCGTATTTTTCATCCGGTATTACGATTAGCTCTGCGACGTTATCGTTGAATTCCATCACTCAGGCTCCTCCAGCGGGCCGGCCCATTTGCCGGCCATTGTTTCCAGGTCACGCCCAAATGGGGCGTAACGCTCCCAGGCAAACAACGCCCCACACACGTCAACAACTTCACACAACATGAATTTGCCATCAAAATACAGAAACCACCCCAGATCGGTCGGCAGTTCGGTTGTGTAGGTTAGCTTGGTCATGGCTTCCGCCATCCGTGACGTCCCTCCGTTTTCAATGCGGCGTTTGCCTGCTGTCCAGCCGAAATAAAATGCGTACCCTCGACTACACGCTGGACCACGTTCTGGACCCGTGATTACAAGATGGAGACTACCATCTACTTGACCACCTTTTCCACCGATGACTTCGATCTCCATAGTTATATCTCCCTCCCTAAAATAATCATCAATGTGACTTATCATTGGGCCAATAATTTCTGTCTCGTCGGCATCAAGTTCGATTCGGCACTCGGAGCGATCATCTTCTTGTTTGGCTTGTTCGTTCATCGTTTCCCTTTCGGCTTTGATATCGACAACTTCTTGTGCGCCTTGCGATCGTACGCGACCTTTGACGCCTCTATCTGACTCCGCTTCAACACGTGCATCGGCTTACCGTCGGCTGCCAGCAGTTCGCACGTCTCGGCCGTGCCCATTGCGGCAATGAGCCGTAGGCGGTGAATCTCACGGGCCTTGGTCAGCTTTGTGATCCGCTTGCCGTACTCTTTGTAAGTCGCGACCGATCCGACCAAATCGTCCGAGCAAAGTTGGATCGACTCGCCTTTGATTTCCACACGATCCAGGATGGCCTTCGCTGAGGCGTGGCCAAAGTCGATATCAGGCGGAATATCCGTTTGCACCAATTCCCAGAACGCCGTCAGACGCCCCAGGAGCCCGTCTGCGAGCCGCTGGTTGAATTCGACCCGGAATAGCCTGTACTCGTGCGGGGACACGCACACGTAGACGTCGGTCGTCTCACAGCCGGTCACCAGCATTTGTAGATGGACCTGGATCACCCATTCGGGGAATATCTGGTCACTGCCCTCTTCGCCGAGCTTCATCGCCTGTGTCCAGTGGGCGAGTTTAATCTCGACGCCACGCTTTGCCTGAGTGACCATTGCGTCGGGTGTTGATGCCAAAAAAGGCCAGCGTAGGCTCTCGTACATCGGGCAGGGGTAGGTCAGCCGATCGTCAACCGTCAGTGCGTATTCGTCCGCAATGACCGGCTCGAATGCCTTGCCGCGTCGCATGTAGTCGTTTTGCTCTTCGCCGTCGGTGCGGCCTGTTTTCTCTGACCAGATATCGTACGGCTGGCGACGATTCGACATCCCGCAGATTGCAGCCGCATCGCTGCTGCCTATGTGCTTTGAATGCTGCACGAGCCAGTCGCCTGTGTAAGTTGGATCGGCGATTGGCTGGCAGACGGATTTGTCTGGGGTTTCAGGCATGTCTCGTCTCCCGTTTTGGTTGGCCTAAGTCGCGTCTCATTCTAGCAAATAACTCGGGCAACGTGCGTAAGAATTCCGGGTTTTCGGCAAGGTCGCTTGGGATGCGCCCGTTCTCTGCTGCCGCCAAATCAAACAGATTGTACCAGTCATCGGATTGACGCTCGACGCCAAGGCACACCAGCAACCGGCAGACGACATATTCGCTGACGGGCGGCAGTCGTTTGCCACGTTCAAGCGTACTTTGATTGGCTGGGTCATAATTGTGCTCCAGGCAAAATGACCGCAGCGTTATCTCTTGCGACAACCTGAGCCGCTTCACCATTTGCCCGAACGTTTCGTGGTCTGACATTGCTACTCCTTTGCGTACGCTTTAACTGCCGCTTCTAACCGCTTGAAATGGAAGATGTAATCATCGACGTCATCCTCCAACAAATGACGGGCAGCAGCGACAAGTTCGCGTTGCCGATCGTCCAGTGCGTTTTCAGCCATGACGTTCAAGAGCCGGATGCCACGCGACGTATCCGGCAAAAGCTCGATGCACCCTTTACGCTCCAATCGTTGAAGGTGACCGGCAACGCCATTCGGTGATGTGATGCCGAAATGCTTACCAATCTCACGCACCGTCGGCGGGATGCCGCGATCGTGAATGTGACAAGCGATGTAGTCTAGGACTTGCTGCTGGCGTTCGGTGAGGGGTCGCTCAGTCATCGGTGGTCTCCGATTCAGTGCTTTCGTGCTTTAGCCATGCTCCTATGCTCACCATCGCATTGTCGACGGCATCAAGGCCCATGCCGAGTTCGTCTTGCAACTCATCGTCTTCGGATATGGTGGCCAGGTAACCATCGACACGATTACGCAAGTCGGTCGCGGCGTCCATGAGATTTGCTACGTGTTCATCAGGGGGCCGTGGCGGCCTGTGATCGGGCCATTTGGCGCCCTTGTTGTATCCGCGACTGTATCCCAGATTAAACGACTTCCGGCACGGTACGTCAGTCATCATTTAGCCTTCTGAAAAGAAATGGTTTCCAGCCAGGTCAAAATCCACGGGCCGCGATAGTAGTATCTATGCCCAACTTTAGCGGCGCGAAGCATTCCCGTGTCGCGGGCCTTTTTGAGAGTCGTTTCCGTGATGGCGTAATGGTCACTAAGCCGCAGGTCATCCCAAAGCGAACACTCATCAAGTAATGGTGATGCCATAACGTTTCTCCTTTCGTCATTCCCCAAGTTGCTTACGAATCAACCCTTCCATCGCCGCTCGCATCTCCAAGATGTGCGGCCGCAACTCTTTCGCGTACCAGTTCAACGGCACGAACGTCACCGCCGCATAAAGGTAGACGTCGAAGCCATAGATGGCACTGAGTGACCGGATGATGTGTATCGAGGAGTACGTGTGCCGGCCTTTCTCAAGGTTGCACAGGTATGCGTGACCGATGCCCAGGCGTCTGGCTAAGTCTTTCTGTGAGTAGTCGAATCGCTTGCGCAGTTCACGCGTCGCCTTCGCTAGTGGTGCGTCCATCCGGTGCATGGTCGTTTTCCTTTCGCATTCGTGCGTCTGCCAATGCTTGTCCGTGATTATTCAATTGGATCGATATAACATCGGCCAAGCCAGCATTGACTAGTTCTCTCGCATCGGACGAATCCCACCCACACCATCTGGTCGATGTAATATCAGCGGTAACCCGGGGTTGTTGGCCCATTTTGCGCAACAGACGTCCCGAAAATGTTCCGGGCGGCGGGTATTTTGTATCATCCATCTTCGTCTCCTAATCCTATTCGTAGCAAGGTTCCATCGGCACCCACGGGCGACGTTTGCCGACGTGGTAAAAGTTGGCTCTCCACCCAGTGATGTTGAGGTCGGCATCGCTGGTGAACACCAATGATTCAAGCTCGATGCGGTAGTCGTGCTCCCACAGCCAGTCATCGAGCAACACACCAGATATCGTCGTGTCTAAGCGGAAGTGATCGTACGCCATAGTCTGGCCCATCATCGGCCCGCCGCCGAGAAAGGTCACCTTGCCGGGGATTGGTAGCTTATTTTGCATCAGCCAACCCCTCGGCATAGCCATCAAGATAACCAGACGCGAATAACTTGCGTGCCGCCCGTTTCGTCGCATCCAGTTCGTCGTCCGTCAAATCATCGTTGTCGATACCTTTGGACTCCACGAACGTGCCCCATGCTCGCTCGAACTTCTGGCCTCGCATTGTCGTGCATGGCGCGGGTGGATGGACATCCTCGAACATGTGCCACACATACGGGCCGCTCTGCCAACTGCCAATGTGATTGCCAGTAAAGTCGCCCATGTCACCGCCTGTCCCGAAGACGCGAAAATGTCGATGCTCGTTTGGCTTATTGGCGTCCACCAATGCCCACAAGCAATTAACGTCACGCTGACATTCGACGTGAACAACGACCGCATCTTTCGGCATCAAGAGTTGCACGTGCGAGCTTTGGATTAGAAATGAAAACTTCCAGATAGTCGCAGACATAGCTTCGTCTCCCATTGCAAGAATCAGCCCCTCAGTCTCCCATGAGTTTGTCCGCCGCCTCAGCGAAATTCAGATCGCATGTACTCATCACTTCACTCATCGGTCACTTTCCAGTAGCCGCTCGGCCAAGTGCCGAGCGGCCTTGGTGTGTTACCGGGCAACTTTTAATCGCCCGCGATTGTGCCAGAAGCAAATCGTTTCCCAAATGCTGGCGATTGCGGCCGGTGACGAATCGCGAATGTGCGACCAATCCCAACATTGCTCAACCGCTTGGGCTTTGGTTATTTGGCCGAAGCCGTCGGCGTGTTGTAGATAGCAAAACTTCCATTGGCTGTCTTTCAGTCGCCAGCGATCGTCGCCGTTGTAGTGCATGTAGCCCATGACGGCGGTTCGTTTCTCGTCGGCAGACAAGGCGTTCTCGTCGTGTCGGCGGGGCGTGGCGGCCAATTCACGAAGGGCCTTTAGGGTGGCAGTAGTGGTCATGGTTTCGTCTCCCGTTTGTTTGCCCCCTCGCCCCGTTGTCTAATCCTATTGTACCATGCACGGGACGGATTGCAATAGGATTTTAACTCTTTTTGGCGTCAGAATCGCCCTAGATCGTCTCAGTATCCAGCCAGCCTGTCTGGTTTGTGCCGATTGGCTCGGACTCTTGCTGGTTGTGCGAGCCCGCTACGTAGGCCAGAAAGTGGTACAGCCAGCGGCTCGTTTCGCCGACGTTGCCACACCGCTTCGACATCGGCGTCGGCCAGGAGTAGCCGTAGCGGAACAGCGACGCGTCCATGCCATCACGGCCAGGCTCGTCGCGGTCATAATCCAGACCGAGCCCGCGTCCGAGCCACCAATCGTTGGCGACTTCGTACGGCAGTCCCTGCCAGCCCTTGCTCGGCTTCGGAACGCCACGCTCGTAGTAGCCGCCGAGCCCAATGTTCGCGGTCCAGTGGCGGCCATCGTAATCACCGCCGACGTCGCGTGGCGTCGTCGTACACACCTCGTGCATGTCGTTCGCCCGCGCGAACATCCCCAAAAGCTCGTTGATGTTGTACAGGCTCGTCGATATCGGCCACGTCAGCGACTCTTCGCCGAAGACATGATGCTTGCTATCGGGCCCATTCTCAAACCACTGAATCTCCGCACCGGGAAAATACTCCCGCACCAAATCCAGCGCCGCGTTGTTCTTTTCGATCAGCGCCCGCCGGATCGTCACCAGTTCGGATTCACTGGCGCCGGGTAGCTCGAACCGCAATTGCTCTTGATCCAGATAAACGTGCGCCACCTCGGCCCGGTCGTCGAGCAGCCGCAAAATGTTCTGATAGTAGCCACGTTGTCTGCTGAGGTCAGCCGTTGCCCATTGGCCCCAGCCGCGTGGGTCATGCTTGCCGGCCGGGTTGTCATGGTAATGCCATGGCGAGCATTGCACGGAAAGCCTGACACCGTCGCCGCCGTACTCGATGTGATCGATCGCCCGGTCGGCGTCTTCTTGCTTCGACCACTGAGCCGAGAGCGACGTCGACTGACAGATTCGCGACACTTCGCGCAGTTCGGGCTCTAGCTCGGCGTCGATGCGTGTGTCGGGCCAATAGTAGTGGCGGTACGGCATCACAGCTTGCTCGGCCAACGTGTCGAGCATTTGCTTTGGCTTGGCGGGGTCGGGGTAGCGTAGCGGCATCGTGTTCCTCAAATGCCAAGGTTGAGTGTTGCGTTCAAAAAGTCGTGCCCTTTTCTGACGGCCGTAGCATTGAGTGCCGCTTCCATCAATCCTGCCCCCGACTCTTGGCCATTGATACCGAACGTTATGGAAGTCGTGTCACCTTCAAGACGCGCACCGGCCGCGATCGCGGTGTGCTGTTGTGTGTAATTGGCTAACCAGTTGGTTTCATCGAGTGCCGGTCCGCCATTCTCGACCTCTGTAAAGGCCGCATTCGTGTCGATGCCATTCAAGTATAGCTTTAGACCGACGCCATCGTGAACGGCAAACACTGTGTACCACGTAGCCAATGAAATCACTTTTGCCACAGCGGGCGTCCACGTGATCGACGAGCCCGCCGTGCCTTCGGGGCGGTCTAGATAGAAATCAAGTTCAAGCGACCCCGTCTTGACGCGAATGGCCAATTCGCGGCTGGCAAAGTTGGTTGTCAATGCCAACGGGTAGACGTTGCCGGCAGTATCGACATCGAGATTGAACACCGTAAACATCGTGCCGGTTGTCCAGGCGCTAACAGTTGCTGGCGCCGCAAACGCGTGCCCGATGGCTTGATGCGGCGTGTGGTCCAATATCCGGGCAATCCCATTCGGCACGCCCGTCTCGGTTACCTGTGGCTTGTTGGCTAATTTGAGCAACGTCATGTGAGCGGCGTTGCCACTGCCGTCGGTCCATTGCGTAGCGTCCGCCGGCAGCCCCGCCGTCGGCTCCAGGTTCGGCGCCAACCAATAACCCAACCAGTCGCCTAACACGTCGAGTGACGGAATGATCGTAACACCACGCCCCAGCAAATGCTTCGACAGCGGCCCACGCGGTGACGTGCCAGCGGTTGGCAAAAGTGAGCGAAACGACATTGACTCTCTCCGTTAGGATTTCAATTGGCCGGTGTCTCTGCTTTGACTTCTTCGTGAGAGACAACACGACCAGCGACGACATCTTTCAGACCGGCAATGACGCCGTCGGCATCCTCTAGATGACTACGCAAAAGGCTATTCGCCCCGCGCAGTGACCGAATCGCAATTTCCAGCCGCTCGGACGTCGGCAACGTTTTCGCCTCTTCGCTATCAGTGGCGCCACTCAGGGCGAGAAGCTCTTCTTGGGTCGCTTCCAGTTCGGCGATACGTTCGTGTTGGCTCAGGTTTTTTGAACCAAGTTTTTCGCAGAAGTCATCCAATGCATCTACCACCCCACGCAGCCGGTGAATTTCCGTGACGGCTTCTCCTAATGCAAGACGCAGGTTTAGGAAATTCGCAACTGTTTGCTCTTCGTTGAAGTCAGCCGCCAGACATTCAATGTGCTCCAGCCGTTCATCCGGCATCAGGGGCGGGGGTTCGTCTGTCATCACTTCTCCTCGGTTACTTGAACCATTTCTCGGCGGCCATTATCGCCGGTCGCGACGATCGACCGCAAGGGCGATTAGGCGTCGGCGGGGAAATGACCGTCTGGGCACCCCTTGGTTGCGAAGACGAGTGCCTCTTCCATCGGGCAGCCACATTTCTTGTGCGAGCAATGGCTGCCCGTGAATCGCTTCGTGGGACAGTTGCGACAGTGAGCTTCTAGGATTGTGTGAACTTGCTCATACGTCCGCAGCGGATCACCCTTGCCCTTTTGGATCGCCGTTGCAATGCCGTAGTTGATGACTCGCCGCGCGATTGAGGGCATGTTGGCTTTGGCGACTGCTTGCAACCGGGCAAGTTCGCGTTCTGCTTTGGCTTCGGATGAATTGCATCGGGCGCGAATTTTCTCCGGCGGGTATGGACTGTCAATGATTTGCCCACAGCCTTTGTGGATGCACCTATTTTGCGTGCCGCCGATGTTCTGGAATGTGCAATTGTTTGACATCACAGAGTCTGGATAGCGATTTCTGCGGTTGGATAGTTATTGAGGCCAGTGAGAAAGTTTGTCCAAGGATTACATGCCGGGTTGAAAGTCGGAAATCCAGCGTGAATAACCTGCTCTGTTAGGGTGCCACTAAAATCAGTGCAATCTATTGGGAATCCAAAATTGGATGTGGTGCATTCCAGCGTTCGGACACTTTCTGTTTTGCCATAATGACAAACAGCACCATTACCAAAAAACCTAAACACTACTCTCTGCCGCCCAAATACTGAGTTTGGGCATAATCGGTCATCGATTCCCCAACGGCAGTCAATGCCCCCTAAGAAATCCAATATATATGTGCCGTCAATTTCCTGGCAATCAGTGGACACGGGAGGGACAGAAGGGTCGCATGTCCAAGAATTATTGTTAGGGTGGAACATTGTGATGTCAGCTTGGACTTTTGCGGCGCGCTGATCGCTCGTGCATTTCGCTTCGGAGCAAATACCTGGCACCGTGTCATCGCAACAACAATTCCAAAATCCGCGTTGCCCACAGACTTCGCATCGTCGCTGTGGGTTCCACGGGTCGCTAGGCTTCGGCTGCCATTCGTGCGACTTCGCCATTTCCCATATCGCTTCCTCAGCGTGCCATGTGCGTTTGGCCATCGCTCAGCACTCCCCTGCGATCAATAGGTCTCCATCTATCTTGTAAGCGTCGCGCACAACAATACACGCCTTATCAGCGTCCAGGTCCGCAAAATGATTATGGGGATTTAGAGTTTCCAGTGGATCACTCACCGTCTCGCTGCCTGCCGGACCTGTCCAGATATTGATCTGACCGCTCGATCCCTTATCGATCGGGCCTACTGTTTTTCCGAAGATTATGTTGCCGAAAACTCGTGGCAGCGACGGCTTGAGATACTGTTGCACGCTCGGCGGTGACATCCGATCGATCCACCAAAGGAACCGTTGGCGAGAGTAGAGCCCAACCGTCGGCTCGCCTGGGTGGGCTGCGAGCGAGGAAAACGCACCGCCCGTCTCGGACAACAGCGATACCCTGTACGTGAACACAAATGATTTGATAGTTGCGTCGAGCGGAACATACGCGAAGCCGGCAAAGCGTTTGCGGTTTTGCACGATCGCTAGATCGTCAGCAAATCCGATCAGCATTTCATCGGCCGCAACTTCAATCTGGGCAGTGTTTTGTTCGCCAGCGTCGTTTGTCAGCAGCGGCAAATCACACCAGAGATTCAAAACTCCGCCGCCACCCTGAGCGATTGCACGTGTTATTGATGCACCTGATCCATCCGCTGAATCCCAGCGTTTTACATATAGTTCTTCATCATCAGCATCCGATGACATGTCTTGCGATGGAAAATACACAGTCATCTCAGCAGGTATGCCAGAATTCAAACTAGGCGCCCCGAATTGCTCATTCAGCGGCGGACCCAGTGCGTTGCCCGCAGCGGTGGTAGCTGGCGACGTCGATCCCGCATCGTAAATCGCAAACGGGCTATTTTCCGACACTGGATCGTAGACGATCACCTTGCCGATCCGTGCTAAGACGGTAATCAGTGCCTGCCAAGCGTTGACGCCTTGGAATTTCCAGTCGTAGGGCGTCGACAGCGGCGCCGTGCCTGAGCCGGTGAATGTTCCGGGCCACGGGCCATACTCTGGTGTCAATGTGGCCCAAATTACTTCGAGCATTTCCTCCCACGTGTATTGCTCGCCACCATCCAGGCTGGACTCTTTGTAGCCCTCGCCGCTGTCGGTGCCGGCAGCCCCTGGATCAACGTCGCCACCCCGCAGCGGTACGTTGAATTCGTTCTGCAATGACGAACGCCGCTGCCATATCCAACGCACGTCGGTAATCTCGACGATGGCTACTTGCGTGTCAGCGTCGAACCCGCCTATCCCGAAGTCCTCAACGCTCTTGACGATCATATTTCGCAAGACGGTCTCGGTGATATCGCCGATAGTGTTACTCTGTTTGAACGTGACATCGACAGTCCCGGCTTCGCGAACAGCGTCGGCATCGCTTTTGAGCATTAAAAACCAGCCGTGTGATGCACCGGCTCCGATCGGTATCTCCAGGCGGTTCGGGCGTGGATCGTCGTACTTGTCCGTGTCGGCTAACAGGACATCGCGATCGTCGATGAGGATGGATATGTTCTGTTTGATGCTGGCCATGGTTAGGTTATCCCTGCGCCGGCTGATTGTTTAATAGTAATTACAGTCTCCGCCCGTCATCGGGCCCGTGTTCAGCCACGCTGTTGGCGTCCCCATTGCCAACGTTAATGTGCTCTCGCACATCGTGGAGCCGGGGTGACGCGGAACCGGCAAACTCTTCCTCTATCAGCCGGTTGTAATCCTCCATCGTGACGACCCACGCCGGGATCGTGTCAACTTCGATCCTCTTGGCGGCCTCTAGACGGTGATGGCCGTCCAGCACCAGATGCCCATTGCCCACGTCTTCTACCACTACCACTGGTGGCAAGTCCCATTCGCGGTAGATCGGGTCATCAAACGTGACATCACGTCTCCCCGTGTCCAAGCTATCGACGATAGCCTGAACACGGGACTCTGTGATCGTATGTTGAGGATCAGCGATTGGCCGAATCTCATCACGGTTGGCGTTGATCGTCGTGGTCGTCATCGTTTTGCTCTGGATTATCTCTTCTCCGGCCGATCGACGCCACTGCGGGCTGGGCTTGAAGGGTGGCTTAGGCACGAAGTCGCGTTTAGGTGGCTTGCCCGTCTTGACCGATTCTTGGGCTGACTTGATGCCTTCGGCCGCTGCTTGGCGGATACTGAGGGCTGACCAGCCACAGCGGCAATTGCTTACGACAATTCCATCGGCTACCATATAGCCAGTTTCTGTCTGGAAGTCGTACACGGAGCCTTCAAAATGCTCAATCTCGATGTTGGTGATTTGGTCGAGAAGTATCTCGCTGGGGTATCTGAACTGCAACTCTCTAAAGAGCTGAGTGTCAGCCGATGCACGATCCGCAGCCGCTTGGTCGCGGCAAACGTCAAGATTCGCAGCGCTGCCGAAGCGGCGACAATCCGCTTTGCCCGGGACGGGATGCCGACAGGATTGCCCAAGATGTGGGCCACTAACCGGGGAAGCACTCGGCCCGAATCCGAACTCGCTAAACGGGCTTTGTCGCGACAAAAAGGATGCGTCCAAGTCGGCGAGGGTGAAGCTGAGTTGTGTGTCGCGCTCCGAAATCTCGGCTTCGATATCGTGCAACAATTCGCCGTTGGCCGCTACAATGTGGATATAGCCATCCCCGAAAGCCGCGTCGCCTTGGAGGTCCAACGGTGGAGCTTCGACCGAAACAAGCCCGGAGAGACTTCGGAGCGAATCAAATATTTTCTCAGCCGGAGTTGGGATATCATCTATGTCATCCAATGGACGAAACTGGAAGTCTGCTGGCGTTCTATAGGCGAGAAGCTCGGAGCCTTTCTCGATCTGGCGTGCTCTGAGGAAACCATCCGGGGTCGGTATGGGATGATTCGCAGTGATGGTGAATCGTCTGCCGCGTTGAGTCGTGAACTTGTAGATGTCCCCAGAATACCGGGATTTTAGGCCAAACATTATCCGGCCTTGCACGATCGAATCGGCAGCGATCGCGTTCCACGACCACGGTGGCCGAAACGCCTTCCAGACCGGATCATCTTTGTGGTAGATATTCGTGCCCTGAATGCCACGTTTTTCGAGTGATAAATGCTCCGGTCGCACGCGGTCATCGTCGATCGCATCGTAGCTGCGATAGACGAAGACTTCGCCAACGCCCGGCTGATCGAGCACTTCTTCTTTCCCTTCGCTGAACGCCGTCAGAATGTTGTTTCTGAATATCTGTTCAAGATGTGGCTCTGAGAGCGGCAGGTCGGCCATTTCCGCCACGAACGCCTTGCGGTCGGCACCTTGCTCGGCCATTTCCCCAAGGCGGTCTCTGAGCCGCGTACGGGCCTCCTGAGTGATTTCCCCGGCGGCTGTGAATGCGCGGGCACGCGATGCGTTGTTCAGGGCCTTGAACTCTTTTGGGGTGTACACTCGCTTACTGACGAGACTCTTGGCACTCGCCTTTGCTGCCGGGAATTCCACTTCGATGAACGATAGATCGGCTGGCGATATCTTCGCCGGGGCCACCACGGGGACGCCGACTTTCTCGACGCTGGCTGCCGCCCCTTCGATGTAGGCCGCTGTCGTCGTATCGCCCAAAGCGTTCGCGATAAGCGGTTCAAGATCACCGAGAAGCAACTCCAGGCGGGCTAGGACACGTCGGATGTCAAACGTTTTTTTTTAACGCCGACTGTGCCGGCCGTTATCATGCTGCGATGAAACTGGCGAGCAATCACCAGAGATTCGCGGACACCGGGCTCGGCACCGACGGCGTCATCGTCGAAGAGCGACGAGAGTTGCTGTGAGCCGTTTTGTGTGCTGCGACGGCTGGCCTGACGTACGGTCGTCTCGTCAACGCCTAAGCGTCTGGCAACTTCGGCAACCGTCAGCCCCTCGTCGAGCATCCTACGCACTGTGGCCAGGTCGATATTAGCGAGTTGCTCGCCGCTCACCGGCAACACTTCCGGCGGCATCCGCAGTCCGCCACGTCCGCCACGTCCGCCACGTCCGCCACGTCCGCCACCCGATGGCGCCCCAATCGACGACTCAATCCCGCCTTCGCCCATCATTTCGCCGATCGTCTCGATCAGTGGCCGCACCTTAACGGTGTAGCTGGGGCTGCTGGTGCCGAAGTTCATCCGCACCAAAGGACGGACAATCTGCTCGTTAATTTGCTGGACCAGTCCATTCGCCATGCGACCGCGTGACGACAGGAACACCAGAAACGGTATCGAGCGTCCCGAGTATCCTGAGCCAGACGAGGCGGCTTGGATAATTTCCAGTGGCACCTCCATGCCTTCGGTAATCTCCCCGTCAAGGTCGTGAACGTATTCGAGCATTTCACCACCGCCGCTGATTTGCGAGGGCTTATCGTATTCCCATTCTTTGTTGCCGGTGTCTTTATTGGCGTCACTCGGGAATGTCAACGTGTTGCCGCTCAGGCGATTATTGGCCACCTCGCGGGCGATATCACCGGCTTGGACTTTCCGACCGTCTGGGAATGTGTAAGTTCGATGTGTCGGATACCAGACA